CTGCCGGAGTGGCTTCCACTGCCTCCGGCGGCAGACGATCCGCCGGTTTTCCCTGCCGTTTTGCGTGTTGTTTTCTTGCCTTTTGTGACTTTTCACCAGCGCAAGCGCGGAAAATGCGCCTGTTTTTGTGCAAAAGGGAGGGGGTATTCGGATCGCGGCGCCAATGTCCAAGGGACCGCGCCCCCCTCTCGTGCGAATCGCCGAGGGTTTTGAACGTGGGGGTATCAAAAAATAGGGGAAAACCATGCAAATAAACGAGGCGGGTATCATGGGGAGTACCTGTCCGCCCTATACAAATAAAAAAAGAAGAAGAATTTTCCCCTATGGGGTGTCCGCCGATGGTGTGTGTTTTTGTACCGTTTGCTGTCCGCCCTGTCCGCCCTGTCCGCCTGTCCGCTGCTGTCCGCCTGTCCGCCAGTGTTCATTTTTGATATGTATATGGGCGTTTTTGATATAGGCGGACAGCAACTCCTGTCCGCCGCGTTTTACCTGTCCGCCCTGAAAAGCCCGATATATCAAGGGTTTTGGGCCTTTGGCGGACAGGCGGACAGGGCGGACAGCAGATGGGTCAAAATCGTGTTGCTGTCCGCCTGAAAGGTGATTTGGCGGACAGGCGGACAGCAGGCGGACAGGTGATTTTCGCGTTTTTTTGCTGTCCGCCTGCTGTCCGCCGAAGGGCTTTGCTGTCCGCCTGAAAGATTTTCTTGGGGATGGCGTGTACTTTTCACCCGGATGGCGTATGCTTTCAATATGGAGGGTTGATGTCTGTGAACGAGAAGAAACCGCCGCTGGAAAAGACTGTTGTCAACCAGATTCGCGCCGCTTTGAAGGATGCGGGCGTGAAATGGCTGATGAAAACCCACGGCAGTCCCTATCAGCAGTCCGGCGTTCCCGACCTGCTGTGCATCGCGCCGGGAAGCGGCCGACTGGTCGGCATCGAGGTCAAACGTCCCAACGGCACATGGAAGGTGACGGAGCTGCAGAAGCAGCAGATTGCGCTGATCCGGGAAGCCGGAGGCGTGGCAGGCGTCGCCACCAGCGTGGAGGAAGCCCTCGCCCTGTTGGAGGAAGGAGAGAAATCGAATGACTAACAACGTCCAGCATTTTCTCATGGAATGCCGCGGCATCGAGACCCGCATCCGCGCCAAGCAGAACGAAATCGCGAAGTACCGCGAAATCGCCACCGGCATCTCCCCGAACTACGACGGTCTGCCCCGCGGCGGCAGTCAGAGCAGCAAGATTGAGAACGCTGTCCTGCGCATCGCGGAACTGTGTGAGGAAATCGAAGCGGAGACGGCGGCGCTTGTCAGCTGCCGACGCAGGGCGAAGTGTATCATCGACAGCGTGCCCGACCCGAATCAGCGGGACGTGCTGACCTACCGCTATCTGAACGGCTACGGCTGGGATACCGTCGCCCTGCTCATGGATAGAAGCCGCACGCAGGTCTGGCGCATTCACAGCGCGGCGCTGGAATCCGCGCAGAGAATCTATGACGTTTTCGACATGGAGACGTTCTTGAAGAAAATCTTTTCGGAAGATGCCGAAAAGCGCAAAACGGAATGGAATGAAACACTTGACCTGTGATACCATTACAATGACGAAGTGAATTCGTGGAAGAATCCAGTTCGACCCGCGCCCCGCCGCTTTGGTGGAGTGACGTGCCACGCTGGATGGGACAGGTGCGGTTATATGCGGCGGTTTTTCATCCTTTCCCGCCGCGCCAGAAAATCGGTGGGGATTCGCACCTTTATCGGGGAACGTGAGCAGGACACGTTCCCTTTTTCAATTCGGCGGGCAATTGCCCGCTTTTTCGTGCCCATCTTCGCGGAAGGAGGTGGCCTAATGGGCGCAAGAGGCCCGGCTCCTAAGCCGACGGCGTTGAAGCTGTTGGAAGGGAACCCCGGAAAACAGAAACTGAATAGAGGCGAGCCGATGCCGGATTCGCCCGCGACGATTCCCAAGCCTCCGAAGCGGCTGCTCCCTGAGGCGAAAAAGGAATGGAAACGGCTTGCCCCCGCGATGGTCGCGCTGGGCTTGCTGACCGAGGTGGATACCTCCGCATTCGCGGAGCTGTGCCAGAATTACGCCTACTACCTTGCGGCAGACAAGGCCATTCTGGAAATGGGCGCGGCAGGCCCCATCGAAATGCAGAAAGCTCCCTCCGGGTATATGCAGCAGCATCCGCTGCTGTCCCTGCGCAAGCAGTATTATGAGACGTGGCGGAAGGGGCTTGCGGACTTCGGCCTGACGCCCGCGAGCCGCGCGCGAATTTCCCTTGAAGACACGGGCGGCGGAGGCACCGTCAAAAATATGAACGACCCTATGGAGCGCCTGTTGGCAGGAGGCTGGTAAGATGTTCGATTCGCGGAGAGCGCAGCGCGTGATTCAGTTCGTGGAGAATCTGAAGCACACGAAGGGCGAGTTCCACGGGAAGAACTTCGCCCTGCTGCCGTGGCAGGAGAAAATCATCAGCGACGTGTTCGGTACGGTGCGGGATGACCGCCCGGACGTGCGGCAGTACACGTCGGCATACATCGAAATACCCAAGAAACAAGGGAAGCAATTAGCATTATACACAAAAATTGCCACACCGAACGGGTGGAAGCAGATGGGCGACCTTGTTCCCGGCGACCTCGTTTTCGACAAACAGGGGCAGCCGTGTCATGTTGTGGCGCTCAGCGAAATCGACGATACGGAGCAGTGCTACCGCATCACATTCCGCGACGGGAGCACCATTGACGCGGGTGCGCGCCATCTGTGGAATGTGGAGAACATCTATGGGAAGCGGTATAAGTACCAGACGACCACCGAGGAAATCTATCTGCGCACCCAGCGACTTCGCAACAGCGATGCCGTGACGCGAGAAGTAGACAGGCTTCGTTCGGTTGTGCGCATCCCCGTGACGCGCCCCTTGCAGACGCGGGACGCTGAACTGCCCATTGACCCATATGTGTACGGATATTGGCTGGGGAACGGGCATTCCACGAAGCCGGAACTTACGGTTCGGACGTGCGATGTCCCGGATATTCGTGCCAGCATCCCCTACGAAATCACCGCCCAATGGATGCAGCAGGGAGACGGAAGCGCGGTTCTGCGCGTTCCCGCCCTGAAGCCCATATTGGTGAAGAGCTTTCGAGATAAGGTTATCCCGCCGGAGTACCTTCGCGCGTCGGAATCGCAGCGCTGGGCGCTCTTGCAGGGGCTTATGGATTCGGACGGGTGCATCGCCGAGCGCAAGTCGCAGAGCGTCTACGTCAGCACCATCCGAAATCTCGCGGAATCCGTGCGCGAGCTGCTCTGGACGCTGGGCATCAAGAACGCCATGACCGAATCCCCCTCCCTGCGCTGCGGGAAGCCCACCGGGGAGACGCTGTACACCATACGGTTTACAACCTTCGAGGATCAGCCGACTTCACGGCTGAATCGCAAATATGACCGAAAGCGGGAACGCGCAAAAAAGACGCGATCCTGCTTTCACTATATAGCGGACATTCAGCCGCTTCCGTACCCCGTAAAGATGCGCTGTATTCAGGTGGACAGCCCGTCGCATCAGTATCTCGCGGGCACGTCCATGGTGCCGACGCACAACAGCGAGCTGGGCGCGGCGCTGGCGCTGAACATGCTGGTCTACGACGACGAGTGGAAGGCGGAGGTCTACTCCTGCGCGTCCGACCGCCAGCAGGCCAGCATCGTGTTCGACGTGGCCGCCGATATGGTGCGGCAGTCGCCCGCGCTCATGAAGCGCATCAAAATCGTGCCGTCCACAAAGCGCATGGTGTATCTGCCCACCGGCAGCATCTATCAGGTGCTGTCCAGCGACGTCGCCACCAAGCACGGCCTGAACGTCAGCGCGTGCATCTTCGACGAGCTGCACACGCAGCCCACCCGCGCACTGTACGACGTCATGACACAGGGCTCCGGCGACGCCCGAAAGCAGCCGCTGTGGTTCTTCCTGACCACTGCCGGGACGGACAGAAACTCCATCTGCTGGGAGGTTCACCAGAAAGCCCTTGACCTCATCGAGGGGCGGAAATCCGATCCTCGCTTTTATCCGGTCATCTACGGGCTGAAGGACGACGAGGACTGGCACAAGGAGGAGAACTGGTACAAGGCGAACCCGTCTCTGGGCTACACCATCGACATCGAGAAGGTGCGGGACGCCTACCACAAGGCGCTGGAAACGCCCGCGGACGAGGCCATGTTCCGCCAGCTCCGCCTGAACCAGTGGGTCACGTCCTCCGTGCTGTGGATGCCAATGGACAAGTGGGACATGAACGGCGGCGACGTAGACCCGGACGAATTGAAGGGGCGCGAGTGCTACGGCGGCCTGGACCTGTCCAGCACGTCCGACCTGACCACGCTGGTACTGGTGTTCCCGCCGCGCAATGAGGACGAGAAGTACATCGTGCTCCCGTACTTCTGGCTGCCGGAGGAAACGCTTCAGCTGCGCGTCCGGCGCGACCATGTGCTGTACGACAAGTGGAAGGCCGAAGACAAGCTCATGACCACCGAGGGGAACGTCGTGCATTACGGCTTCATCGAACAGTTCATCTGCGACCTGCCCTATGACATCCACGAAATCGCCTATGACCGATGGAACGCCAGCATGATGGTGCAGAACCTCGAAATGGACGGGTTCAACATGGTTCCCTTCGGGCAGGGGTTCCGCGACATGTCACCGCCCAGCAAGGAGCTGATGCGCCTTGTGCTGGAGGGGCGGCTGAACCACGGGAATCACCCGGTGCTGCGCTGGAACGTGAACAACGCCTACGTGCGCACCGATCCCGCGGGAAACATCAAAATCGACAAGCAGCGCTCCACCGAGAAGGTGGACGGCGCGGTGGCGCTGGTCATGGCGCTGGACCGCGCAACCAAGCAAGGTGGCGGCTCTGTGTACGATGACCGCGGAATTATTACGCTCTGACGGGAGGAATGGACATGCCGAGAAAGCCATCGCGCCCCTGCCGGTATCCCGGCTGCCCGAATTTCTGCGAGCCGGGCGCGGTGTACTGCCCGGAGCACATGAAGGACAACAGCGTCAACCTCCGGGAGAAATGGCGCGGCAGCGCGGCTTCGCGGGGGTACGATTCCCGTTGGCGCAGGGCGCGCAGGGCGTTCTTGCAGGCGCATCCGCTGTGCGCGGAGTGCCTGAGGAACGGGCGCTATACCGCCGCGACGGTGGTTGACCACATCATTCCCCACAGGGGCGATATGAGCCTTTTCTGGGATGAGCGAAACTGGCAGAGCTTGTGCGAGCGCTGTCATGACGAAAAGACCGGCAGCGGTCTGTAATGTGAGGTGACACGATGATGAACCCCTTTGCAAAGCTGTTCCGGGCGCGGGACAAGCCGCGGGACGCGGTGAGCGACGCGCCGAGCATCTTTTTCGGCACGAGCGGCGCGGGCAAGAGCGTCACACCCACGTCGGCGATGCGCCTGAGCGCCGTGTACGCCTGCGTGCGCGTCATCGCCGAGACCATCGCCAGCCTGCCCCTGAACGTGTACGAAATCACGCCGGACGGCAGCCGCAAGGCGACGGATCACCCGCTGTACCGGCTGCTCCACGACGAGCCGAACGGCGAGATGACCTCGTTTGTCTGGCGGGAGACCATGCTGACGCACCTGCTCTTGTGGGGCAACAGCTACACGCAGGTCATCCGCAGCGGACGGAACGGCATACTCGCCCTGTACCCGCTGCTGCCGGACAAGATGGACGTAGACCGCGACAGCGCCGGGAACCTGACCTATGAGTACACTGCGACGGGCGGGCAGACCTACTCGCTCACGCCCATCTACGACGTGCTGCACATCCCCGGTCTGGGCTTTGACGGCGTGCTGGGCTACAGCCCCATCGCGTTCGAGAAGAACGCCGTCGGTCTGGGGCTGGCGACGGAGGAGTACGGCTCGAAGTTCTTCTCCAACGGCGCGACGCCCTCCGGCGTGCTGAAGCACCCGAATCACGTCAAGGAACCGGCGAAGCTGCGGGAGAGCTGGTACGCCGCCTACGGCGGTTCCGCCAACGCGGGCAAGGTCGCCGTTCTGGAAGAGGGAATGGACTATCAGGCCATTTCCGTGCCGAACAGCGACGCGCAGTACCTCGAAACGCGGAAGTTCCAGCTCAACGAAATCTGCCGGATTTTCCGCGTCCCGCCGCACATGGTGGGCGACTTGGAGCACGCGACGTTCTCGAACATCGAGCACCAGTCCATCAGCTTTGCCGTACACACCATCCGCCCGTGGCTGGTTCGCGTTGAACAGGCGCTCAACCGCGGCCTTTTCTCCGAGAAAGAGAAGGGCCGCTTTTATGTGCAGTTCAACATGGAGGGGCTGATGCGCGGCGACTACAAGAGCCGCATGGACGGCTACGCGGTCGCCCGGCAGAACGGCTGGATGTCCGCCAACGACATCCGCGCGCTGGAAAACATGAACCCCATCCCGGCGGAAGAGGGCGGCGACGAGTACCTGATTAACGGCAACATGATTGCCATCAGGCGTGCAGCCAGCGCGGGCGCGCCCAATGCGGACACGTCCGGCGCGGCGAAGCAGGACGCGGCGCCCGCAGCGCCGGAGAAACCAGCCAAAAATCGAACGAAACGGAGGAACAGCCCTTGAGAGAAGTCCAGCTGAACGGCTTTATTGAGGAAGAGGCGTGGTACGACGACGACATTTCGCCGGACACGCTTCATGACGCGCTGTACGCCGAGGGCGCAGACCCGAACGAGGATGTGACCATCGTGCTGAACAGCTACGGCGGCGTGTGCAACGCGGCGACGCGCATGTACGACGCCATCAAAGCCTACCCCGGCAAGGTGAACATCCTGATTTCCGGCACGGCGGCTTCCGCCGCCACGGTGGTGGCCATGGCCGCCGACCATCTGAGCATGACGCCGGGCAGTATCTTCATGATTCACGATCCCAGCACGGCCTGCTGGGGCAATATCGCGGATTTTGAGGAGACGCTCAACAGCCTGCGCGCGACGAAGGAATCCATTCTGAATCTGTACGGGCAGCGCTGCTCCAAGGAGCGCGCCGAGCTTGCGCAGATGATGACGGACACCTGCTGGATGGACGCGAACACCGCGCTGGAGAACGGCTTTGTGGACGAAATCGCCGAAAAGCCGCCCACCGGCATTGAAAACGCCGCCTTTGAGCGGCGGGCGTCGCTGGAGGATGCGAAGGCGAAGTACGACGAATGGCGCTCCCGGACGCGCTTCCCCAAGCGGAAGGACGCGGCGAAAGCGCCGGAAAAGCCGCCGGAATCCCCGAAAAACCCCGACAATCGTGTGAAAGCGTCGGACCGCATGAAGCGGCTGGCGCTTTTGAAGTAAGAAGGAGGAAAACGATATGAGCATGACGCAGATCATTGCCCTGCGCGAAAAGCGCGCGCAGAAGTGGGACGCCGCCAAGGCGTTTCTGAACGCCAAGACCGGCGCGGACGGCACGATGGCCGCCGAGGACGCCGCCGCCTACGACCGCATGGAGGCGGAAGTGGTGAATCTGGGCGACGAAATCGCCCGTCTGGAGCGCCAGCAGCAGCTGGACGCAGCGCTGAATCAGCCCACCAGCGACGTGCTGCACGGCGCGAAGCCCGGCCAGACCGAAGAGGAGCAGAAGCGTCCCCGCGCCACCGACGCCTACCGCAGCGCGTTCTGGACGAACCTGCGCAACAAGAGCATCAAGCACGAGGTGTACGACGCGCTGCAGGTTGGTCAGGACAGCGAGGGCGGCTATCTGGCCCCCGACGAGTACCAGAAGACCCTGATCGACGCGCTGCAGGACCAGAACATCATCCGTCCGCTGGCCAACGTCATCCAGACCGAATCTGGCGAGCGCAAGATTCCCGTGGTCGCCTCTCACGGCACTGCGAGCTGGATGGACGAGGAAGCCGCCTACACCGAGAGCGACGAGGCGTTCGGGCAGGTGTCCATCGGCGCGTACAAGCTGGGCACGATGATTAAGGTGTCCGAGGAGCTGCTGCGCGACAGCGTGTTCGACCTGCCGAGCTACATCGCGAAGGAATTTGCCCGCCGCATCGGCGCGGCCGAGGAAGAGGCGTTCCTCACCGGCAACGGCGCGAGCAAGCCCACCGGCCTGCTGAACGCCACCGGCGGCGCGCAGACGGGCGTTACCGCCGCGGCGCAGGACGCCATCACCTTCGACGAGGTGATTGACCTGTTCTACGCCCTGCGCGCGCCGTATCGCAAGAACGCCGTGTTCATCACCAGCGACACGACCATGAAGGCGCTGCGCAAGCTGAAGAACGGCAGCGGCGACTACATCTGGCAGCCCTCTATCAAGGCGGGCACGCCGGACACCATCCTGAACCGCCCGGTGTACACCTCGGTGTACATGCCGAAGATGGCCAAGGGCAAGAAGGCGATGCTCTTCGGCGACCTGTCCTACTACTGGATTGCCGACCGTCAGGGCCGCTCCTTCAAGCGCCTGAACGAGCTGTACGCGGCCACAGGTCAGGTGGGCTTCCTCGCGTCCGAGCGCGTGGACGGCAAGCTGATTCTGTCGGAGGCCGTGAAGGTTCTGGCGATGAATAACTCCTGATAACCCACGGGAGACGGCTCAACGCGGCCCGTCTCCCCGCTATATGGAGGTGAAACGCGATGAATGACCATAACTGCAAGAACTACTTCACCGACGGCGGCGACACGCTGGTCATCGGCGGCGCGCTGAAGGTGGAGACGGGCGCGACGGTGGAAGGTCTGAACGGCTCCGGCGCAGGCGCGTCCGCCAAGGTCACGGCGGCGGCTCTGACCGCGGATGCTTCCGGGAAAATCACCGGCGGCACGCTGACCCTTGCGGACGGCACGTCCGTCCCCATCACGGTCACGACGGCGGAAGCCTGAGGCGGTGACGCATCATGGCCGCAATCGTCACCCTCGAAGAGATGAAGGCGTGGCTCAAAGTCCAGTACGACGAAGAGGACGCGCTCATCGAATCGCTGATCTTGAAGGCGCAGGCCGCCGCGGAGGACTTCTGCCGGACGGAGTTCGGTGAGGACAACGCGCCGGAGCCGGTGCGTCAGGCGATTGTCCTGCTGGTGTCCTACTACTTCCAGAACCGCGACGTGCCCGACAAGCAGGTCTGGCTTGCCAATCGGATGGCATTTGAGAATCTGCTGTATCCCCATCGCGACGTGTCGAAGATGTTCTAAGGAGGTGGGCTTTTGCGAGGCTATAAAACCTTTGAAGGCGACCCGCATCCGGGAGACCTGAAACACCTCATTGAGATCGGGTACACGGAGAACCGCGTCAACGAGAACGGCTACCCGGTGGAGGACGATATGGTGCTCTATCGGGTCTGGGCGTCCGCGACGGACGCTGGCAACCAGCACTACCGCGCCGCCGACGTGATGAACACCGAGATGGTGGTGAACTTCACCATCCGCTATCGGGAGGGCATCGCGCCGGGCATGTGGGTGAAATTTCGGGGCAAAAAGTGGATTATCTCCACACTGGGCGAGTATCAGTTTGAGCACACATGGCTCGGCCTGAAGGCTTCCCTGTGCGAGGGGGTGTCCGGGTGAAGCGCGTACAGAAGGCGCTTTCGGCCATCGGCATTCCCGTCATGGCGGGCGTGTGGCGGTCGGACAGCATCACGCAGTCCTCGCCGGAGCAGTACGTCATTTACTCCACCACCATGTCGGAGTACGCCCACGAGGATGACGCCGCCAGCTGCCGCCGCACATTCGTGTACATGAACCTGTGGAGCAACACCGACCCGACGGAGATGGCGGATACCATCCGTCAGGCGATGTACGCCGCGGACTTCTACCTTGTGGAGGAAACCGACCGCGGCTACAATCAGCCCGCCTACGACACCGCGACCCGCACCTACACGGTGTTCTGGACGTGGGTCTGCTACGACGAGGTGATGTAGCTGTGCCCATGAACATCGACGGGTTCCAAGAACTGATTGCCGACATTCACGCGATGGCGGAGAAAATCGACGCGGACGGCGCGGGCGCGGGCACGGCGGCGCACATCCTCGAAGACGCCGCGAAGCCCATCCACGACCAGATGGTCGTGAACGCCGGAACGGAGATTCACGCCCGGTCGGGCGACCTGCGCCGGGCGCTGAAAATCGGCAATGTGAAATCCAGCCGCAAGCGCGGCAAGTACATCACCATCGGCGTGCATCGGAAGGACTGGAGCCACGAGGACTACTACCCCGCTTATGTGGAGTACGGTCACGGCGGCCCGGCTCCCGCTCCGCCGCACCCATACATCCGTCCCGCCTACGACACCCAGTCGGACAAATCCTACGAGATCATCCGCTCCGGGCTGCGGGACGCTATCGACAAATTGTAAGGAGGCATGAATCATGGCAACTCCCACCGCTTCCCCGAAGGTGGCTTCTACCATCGGCATGAAGAACGTGGTCATCGCGCCGCTGACGCAGGACGACGACACCGGCGTGGCCTACGGCGACCTTCAGCTGGTGGCGGGCGCGATTGAAGCGTCCATCACGCCGGAAAACGCCGACCCGGACATCCAGTACGCGGATGACGTGGAATTCGATACCGTCAACCCCGACCCGGAGCTGACGTTCAAGACCAAGATGGCGGACGTTCCGCTGGCTATTCAGGAAATGATTTTTGGCAACAAACTGGACACTAACGGCGTTCTGGTTCGGTCTGCCAACGACAAGCCCGGCTATTTCGCCTTCGGCTTCAAGTCCGAAAAGGCCGACCACACCTTCCGCTATGTGTGGCTGCTGAAGGTTCGCGCCAAGCCGCTGACCGAGAACTACGCCACCAAGGAGGGCAGCACCATCAACCGGCAGACGCCGGAGGTGGAATGGACCGCCATCAAGCGCACCCACGACGGCCAGTACCAGTATGTGGCCGACGAAGGTCAGAACAGCTTCACCACCGAAAAGGCGGCCACGTTCCTTGAGAGCGTCTACACGCCCACGCTGACCGCCTCCGATGGCGGCTGATCCGCAGGCCGGGAGCAATCCCGGCCCTTTCCTCAAAGCCGCCGAAGACGTCCGGCGGTTTCGAGGAAAGGCAGACTGTGCCTTCAACAAACTGCTGATTGAGAAAGGATTGATCCCATGATTACCTGTACGCTGGGCGAGAAGAAGTATTCGGTGGACTTTGTGACCGGGCGCGTGCTGCGCGAAATCGAGCCTGCGACGAAGATGTACGGGCGCGTGAGCCGCATCGCGCTGAAGGTGGAGAACGGCGAGGAAGTGCCGCAGGAGGAGCAGGTGTCCGTGGCGGACGCGCTGGACGTGATGGCGAAGTGGTTCTGCCTGCTGTTCGGCAATCAGTTCACGGTGGACGACCTGTACGACGGATACCCCGCCGACCGCCTGATGAGCGACATTGCGCTGGCGCTGATGGCTGTGCAGGCGAACATGACGCAGGTGCTGTCCGAGTTCCCTACGAAGCCGACAGCGACGGAGACGGAGACGACGAAGGCCTGACGCTGCCGGAATACATCTACAAAACCTACAACAATCTTCTGGAGGGCGGCTGGCGCATGGACGAGATTGACCGCATGGATATGCCGGGCTTCCTCAAAATCCGCGCATGGAACGCCCGCTATGAGAAGAAGAAAAAGGAACCGAAGCCGCGCTACATCGACGAGGTGTGGCCGAATCTGAAGCCGGGCGGCTGACAATACGGGAGGTGGTAAGGCATGTCTGAAACGCTCCGAGACCTTGTGGTTTCGCTGTCCCTGCAAACGGACAACTTCACGCGGAACATCAAGTCCGTCAATACCCAGATTAAAGAAGCGGAGAGCGCTTTCAAGCTGGCCGCCTCCGGGGTCACAAATTTTGAGCAGACGACCGGTGGGCTGGCGGCAAAGCAAACCACGCTGACACGCCAGCTGAACCTTCAGAAGGTCGCCGTGGACCAGTACCAGAAGGCGCTGGAAGCGGCGAAGAAGAAGCTGGCGGAGTGTCAGGCGAATCAGGCGACCTTTGAAGCGAAACTTGCATCCGCGAAGGGCGCGGGACAGTCTGCCGCTGCGCTGAAGAAGCTGGAGGGGCAGGTCACAGCGACGAAAAAGGCGACGCAGAACGCAGCGGACGCCGTTTCGTCCACATCCACCAAGCTGAATAACGCGCAGGCGGCGGTGCGGAACACGCAGGCGGCGCTTAACGCCTGCAACGGTTCCATCGCCTCCATGCGTTCGGGCTGGGCGCAATCCGCGCAGGTGCTGGAACGCAACCAGAGCACCATCGCCATGCTGGGTCTGCGGATGCGCACGGTGCAGAGCGAGTTCACGCTGGCGACCGCTGGCATCAAGAACACCTCCGAAAGCACGACCGCGCTGACGGCGAAGCTGAAGATGCTCGACAGCGAGCTGAACATTCAGCAGGCCACCATCCGCAGGTACGAGGAATCTCTCGCCGCCGCCAAGACGCAGCTCAAAGCGGCGCAGAAGGAAAACGACCCGCAGAAAATCCGTCAGGCGCGGACGGCGGTTGAGGAAAACACCGCCTCCCTGAACAACGCGCGCGCCGCCTATGTGACCACGCAGCAGGCGATCCGGGAAACGAATCAGGCGCTGACGCTCGCGTCCAGCGGCTACTACACTGCGGGCGCGGCTATCAAGACCAATGAGACGGCGGTAGCGTCGCTTGGCAAGCAGATTCAGCTGGCGGAGAGCAAATTCCGCCTTGCGGGGGCGGGTATCGCCAACTTCGGCGCGAAGGCGGCGGGCACTGCGGCGAAGCTCCAGCTGCTGAAGGAAAAGCAGACGCTTCTCCGCCAGCAGGTGCAGCAGCTCCGGGACGCGGTGAAGTCTGCGGAAGAACAGCTCAAGGCGGCGCAGGCCTCCGGCGACCCGCAGAAAATCCAGCAGGCGAAGGACAAGCTCACCGAGCTGAACACCACGCTGAACAACACCGAGGCGCAGCTGCGGGACACCACCCGCGAGCTGAACCTGCAAAGCTCCGCGTGGACGCGGGCGGGCGCGGCGCTGACGAGTTTCTCCACGAAGGCGCGCGCCGTGTCCTCGACGATGGTTTCCACCGGCCGCACGATGACGCGGTGGATTACGACCCCGCTCTTGGGCATCGCCACCGCGTCGGTGAACGCAGAGATTCAGTTTGAGAAGACGTTCGCCACGGTGCGGAAGACAGTGCGCGGCACGGAAGAGGATTATACGCGTCTGGAAGCCGCGTCGAAGAAAATGTCTACGCAGCTGGCCGCCGGGACGGACGAAATCAACACGGTCATGTCCACCGCCGGTCAGCTGGGCATTGCCACGGAGAACATCGAATCGTTTACCAAGACCATGATCGACCTCGGCAATTCCACCACCGACCTCGACGCGAACACGGCGGCGACGGAGATTGCGAAGTTCATCAACATCATGGGCACCAGCCAGAAGGACATCGACCGGCTGGGCGCGTCGCTTGCGTATGTGGGCAACCGCTACGCCACCACCGAAGCGCCCATCATGGAGATGGCGATGCGCATCGCCGGTGCGGGCAAGCAGGTCGGCATGACGGAAGCGCAGGTCATCGGCGTGGCGACGGCGCTGTCCTCCGTGGGCATTGAAGCCCAGATGGGCGGCAGCGCGTTCTCCAAGGCGCTTATCAAGATGGAGCTTGCGGCGGAAACGGGAGGCCAGTCCCTGACTGACTTCGCGACGGTTTCCGGCATGACCGCCGAAGAGTTCAAGAACCTGTGGAAGGCCGACCCCACGGCGGCGTTCATCGCGTTCACGAAGGGCATTGCCCAGATGGATGACGAGGGCATTTCCGCCATCGCCACGCTGCAGGACTTGGGCTTCAAGGAAGTCCGCCTGCGCGACACCATGCTGCGCACGGTCAGCAACACGCGCCTGATGGAGGACGCGGTGGCGGACGCCACCCGCGGCTGGCAGGAGAACACCGCCCTGACCGAGATGGCGGGCAAGATTTACGCGACCACGGCGGCGCAGCTGACGAACCTCAAAAACAAGGCTTCCCTCGCCGGGCAGCAGATTGCCAGCGACCTGACGCCTACCATCCAGAATCTCATGAGTTCCGCCAGCGATCTGCTGGACAAGTTTATGGGGCTGGATGAAGAACAGCGTTTGAGCATCATCAAGTGGGGCGCGGTCGCCGCCGCAATGGGCCCGGCGCTGCTCATTCTGGGCAGGCTGGTCGGCGCGGTTGGCAGCGTCGCCGGGGCGCTGGGCAAGGGCATGACCGCCATCGGCAAGTTCAGCGCGGCGGTCAAGGGCGCGGGCGGCGGCGTGAGCGGTCTGCTGAAGGTCGTCGGGTCGTCCAAGCTGGCGATGGTCGGACTGACGGCGGCGGTGATCTACGGCGCGTACAAGCTGTACGACTACGCCAGCGGCGCAAAGGCCGCACGTGAAGCGCTGGAGGGCATGAACAAGACCGCCCAGAACTGGAAGAACACCGCGGCGGACACCTTCTATTCCAGCGGAAAGGGGCTTGACTTCTTCGGGCTGAATGCCGAGGACTTCCAGAAGACCGCAGCCAAAACCACCAGCACTGTGCAGGACTGGATGGACGGCATGGTGGAGGTCTGGTCGGACGGCAAGTACGAGACGGACGCCATCGTGAAGGAGTGGCAGGATTCCTCGGACGCTCTGAGCAAGGACACCCGTGCGCACATGGTGGAGCTGCGGGATCAGGCGCAGGCCAGCGGCGACACAGCCAAGGCGCAGGAAATCAACGCCGCCATTGCCGAGCTGGACGCGCTGGACAAGCGCATCCGGGTGAACCTGAATTACTTCCAAGGGAAGACCCTGACGGACAAGAACAAGGCGTTCTGGCAGGGTCTGATGGATCAGAAGCAGGCGATCCTGCTGAAATGGGGCTTCGCCGAAGAGCCGGAGGGCGGCACGGAAGCCTACGATACCATTGCGAAGAAGGTTCGCGCTGCGGAAGCACGCGCGGCCGCGATGGGGCAGGAGGTGGATTCCTCCCTCTATCAGGAGGCCACCCTCGCCGCATCGCAAGGCTACGCGGCGGTGCTGCAGCAGATGAACGACCAGTACGACGCCGAGTACGAGAAAATCATCCAGCTTAACGATGCTACGGAGCGCCAGAATCAGCTGGATGCGCTGAACGAAAAGTACAAATCCCAGCGCACCGCAGCGGCGAAGGAGTACCTGCAAGCGACTGATGGATACATGGCGCATGTGCTGGACGAGAAAGATATGCGGAATACCGAGAACCAGCTGAATAGGCTGCACGAGCTGTTGGCAAAGCTCGCCGAAACCAGCGAGACGGACACACAAGGGCGCGCCAACATCCTTACCCAGCTGAACGAGCTGACCGGTGAAATGGATGAGGGAACACTCACCGAGTACATGACACTTCTGACACAGGTCGCTTCGCAGGTGGCCTTGCTGAAAAGCTCCGGGATGAGCGACGCTGAAATTCAGGCGCTGTTCCCAGACGTTGATATTGCCAACATCACGCAGATGCTTGACCTCTACGCGGAGATCGGACAATATCTCAGCGATTTCAAGAATATCGCCGATATTCAGCCGCTGAATGAGATGTACAACGGCGCCATTTCGGAGGAAGTCCTGAAAATCGCCACCGATCTGAATCTGGACGGCGCGAAGGCCGCATGGGAAGCGTTTGCGGCGAATCCCGGCGCGGCGATTACGACGAATGCACAGGTCACATCTTGGACGCTTGGTGACGAAGCCCAAAAACAGACGGCCATTGTGACCGCGACGGTTGGAAAATACGTCGAAATCCCGGAAGGCGCAAGCAAGGAGGAACTGACCCCTTCGGGCGTCGTCGCCTATGTTTCCGCCTATAACGACCTGCGCGGCGATAAGAAGGCAGACATGTCCCTGCTCAAACCAGAAGTTGCAGAAGCCTTTGTCAAGGCGTACCGGGAGGTTGAAGGGAAAGCCGACGTCACGAAACTGACGCCGGATGAGATCGTCGCACAGGTCATGAAATATGTCGAATTGCCGGAAGGCACGGACAAAGAAGCTCTGAAGCCCGCGTGTGAGGCGTTTGTTCTCGCTTACTCTGATCCAGATGCAACGACGGACGGCTTGAAGGTTAAGGCTCTGACCGGCATGATGATCGCCTATGCGAATGCTGCAGGCGTGAATCCCAGTCTGTTCCTGACGAGCAATCTGCAAGGCGTGGTACGCAAATTCGCAGTTGCAATGGGCGTGGACGAGGCAGAGCTGCTTGCCGCACTCAAACGCGAAGTCGAGATCACGGGCTACAATGTAGACCCGACGCTCAACGTTCAGATTCCGGGCACGATTTACCTGACCGGCTACGACTACATGGCCTACAAGGACTTCATGGACGAGAACGGCGACGTTCCCATTGCCGGACGCATCCGGCTGGGCAGCCTGACCGAAGCGGAATGGGAATCGGCGCTTGGGCAAAACCGGGTCAAGTATTGGAAAGATGGCGTGGAGGTTGATGTCAGCGTCGCGGAAGCTGCGGGCGTGGACGAAAAAACGCTTGCGCTTATCACGATGAATGAGGACGGCACAAAGACCTACAATGTCATCATTGCAGCGCAAGTCACCGGCACAGAAGAAGCGATTGACGCGGTATCTGCGCTTGTTGACGAAGAAAAGAAAATCGACCCCACGCCGCTGGGCATGGCTGCGGGAATACTGCCCGCGACCACGATGGACTTGATTGATTCCGCCATGAAGCGCATCCAATCCTATCAAAAGACCAAGGACTGGAGCGGATGGGATAAGTTTTGGGCGAGAATCCTGCACGGGGAATCGACCGATCTGGGCGTACTCAACACCAGCATGAGCTTGGATTTCAATCAGGGGACGGTGGCAGAGCTGTCCACTTATATTGGCGAGATTGTTGCCGCCATTCAGCAGGGCGAGAACGTCAGTGCAGAAGACCTTGAGAATCTGAAGACCATTTTCGATTTCCTGAATGGCTTGCAGGAGACCGGCACGGGTACGCACATCCTCGCAGGCGCGGCGGAAGGTATGACGGCGGGCGGCATTGATACCTCGGTTGACACGCTCATCGCAAACCTCGGTACGGTTATTCAGGGGGCAGAAGCTAAGTTCCAAGAAAGCGGTGAGCAAATCGCTGCGGGCATCGGCGAAGGTCAGAAGAACTACGACTTCTCGACGGACGCTGAAACCACCATTGCCAACGACGAAGCCGCGCTGAACGATGCGGCGGTCATTCATTCGCCGTCCCAGCGCATGAAGCCGATTGGCGGCTTTATCTCTGCGGGCGTCGGCGCAGGCATGACCGAGTACGACTTCTCCGGCGACGCCGCCGCGACGGTGGCGAACCTCGAATCTGCGATTTCCGCGGCGTTCATGACGAGTTCGCTGCGCTCCGTGGGGCTGAACGCCATGTTCGGCATGGCCGCGGGCGTGCGCGCAGGGCAGTCCGCCGTGATTTCCGCCATGCGCAGCGCCGCCCAGAACGCCGTCGCCGCCGCGAAGAGCGCCCTGCAAATCCATTCCCCCTCCCGCGTGTTCCGCGACGAGGTGGGCGTGATGACCATGAAGGGCTTCGGGCAGGGCGTTTTGCAGGAGACGAAGGAGCAGGCGCAGATTATCCGCAACGCTTCCCGGTACCTCACCACCGAGGCCGGAAGCAGCGCGGTCGCCGCGACCAACGACAACCGCAAGACCTACAACACCGACAACAGCACGTCCTTCTCCTTCGCAGGCGCGACTTTCCAAATTCGCAGCGAACAGGACGTGCGCGATCTGGCCGTGGAAATCGCCACGCTGACCAGACGGAACCAGCGCGGAAGGGGGCTGAGGATGGCATGATGACGGACTGGTTCGAGTGGAACGGCGTGAAATGCACGGAATACGGCATTCACGTCTCCGAGCATCCCTCCATCACGCTCCCTTCCGAGCGCGTGACCTTTACCGACGTTCCCGGCCGCAGCGGCAGCCTGACCACGCTGGAGGGCGACGCCGTGTACAGCGACCTGACGCTCACGGCGACCTGCTTCATTGCTGATGTGAGCAGACTGGACGAAATCGCCGCGTGGCTGCGCGGCGGCGGCACAGTCACCTTTGCCAACCGGCAGGGCGGCTTTTATTATGCGCGGGTCATCAACCAGATTGCCTTTGACCGCATTCTGCGGGGAAAACCGAACCGCAGTTTCGCGGTCAATTTCCGCTGCAAGCCGTTTTTCTATCTTTCCAACAGCCCAGCGGTCACGCTGACGGAATCGACGCAGTTTCTGAAAAATCCCGGCTGCGTGTTCGCCGAGCCGGTCATCACCGTGTACGGCTCCGGCGACATTACGCTCATGGTGGGCACGCAGATCGTCGAGCTGACGGGAATCACCGACAGCATCACGCTGGACACCCCGGCGATGGAGGCGTACAGCGGCACAACGAGCATGGACAGCCACATGCGCGGCGAGTTCCCGACCCTTGACGTGGGCGCCACGGCCATCAGCTGGAGCGGCAGTGTGTCGCAGGTGGTGGTACAGCCCAACTGGAGAACCCTGTGAGGAGGTGAACGCCCATGATCTGCATCTACAGCGCCGACTGCACGGACTTTACGAACAACGGTCTGGGCGTGGTCGTCCCGACCTCCTGCTCGGTGACGGAAACCCTGAACGGCGAATGGGAGCTGACCCTTGAACACCCCATTGACGACGCGGGCAAGTGGCGGCGGCTGGTGGAGGGGCGCATTCTCCGCGTTCCCGTCCCCGCTGCCAGCACCCCGCGGGTGAATCTCGTGGACGTGAGCAAGGGCACGCTCATCTACAGGGTCGTGACCAGCGGCGGCTGGCTGTACCTGAGAAGCGACCCCAGCACGAAGCACCGGCGCATCGGCAGCTACAAGCCCGGCACCGAGGTCATCGTGCTGAATAAGACGAACGACGAGTGGTACGAGACCTCCTGCCCGGACGGCAAGCACGGCTTCATGCACGCGCAGTACCTGAAGTACGTGCGCACGGAGCCCGTGCCCGGCGTCGCCACCGGCGAGGTCATCGAGGCGCGCCAGTTGCGCGACCAGCCCTTCCGCATCTATCGGACGGTCCCCGACCTGACGAAGGTGACGGTTTACGCCCGGCACATCTTCTACGACCTGATGGACAATCTCATCAAGAAGTACGAGCCGGAAGAAAAGATGCAGGGCGCGGCGGTGCTGGCGAAGTTATCCGAATCCTGCCTGTCCGAACACAGCTTCACATTCTATTCGGACATCGACACGACCGCCGAAGAGGTGGTCTTTGAGCATGTCAACCCGGTGGACGCGCTTCTGGACGACGACGGTTTTGTAGATAAATACAAGGCGGAGCTGGCGCGGGACTGGTGGGACGTTTTTCTGGTGAAGCGCGTCGGGCGGGACACGGACGTACAGATTCGCGAGGGCAAAAACCTTTTGGGCGTGTCCTACGACGTGGACGAGACGAGCGTGGTCACGCGCATCATGCCCACCGGCGAGAACAAGGACGGCGAGACCATCTATCTGCCGGAACTGTACATCGACAGCCCGAACATTGACAAGTACATTCACCCGAAATGGATTCACTTCCCGGTGTCCAGCGCCAAAGAAAAGGACAGCAAGGACGAAAAAAAGACCATCAAAGAATGCCTCGCCGATATGCGAAAGGCGGTGCAGGAGCAGTACGACGGCGGGTGCGACCTGCCGGACGTGACTGTGACGGTGGACTTCATCAGCGCCGAGAACACCGTGGAGTTCGCGCAGTACGCCGCGCTGCAGCACATCTATCTGGGCGACGCGGTGCGCGTGATTGCCCAGAAAATCGGCGTATCGGTGTCCATGCGCATGACGCAGTACACCTACGATTGTCTGCTCAAGCGCTACACGAAGGTGACGCTGGGCAAGGTGGCGGACGCCATCGAGGGCAACACCATCTCCGGCAGACAGCTGCCATCCGGGGTCATCACCGGCGCAAAGCTGGCGATGAACTCCGTGGGCGCGGGTCAGCTTCAGAACGGCTCGGTGGGGTCGCTGCAGGTGAAGATGGCCGCCATTGAGACGGCGCACATCCGCGACGCGGCCATCACGAACGCGAAGATCGCCGACGCTTCCATCGACAGCGCGAAAATCAAGGACGCGGCTATCGGCTCTGCCAAGATCGAGGACGCGTCCATCGGCACGGCGAAGATTGCGAACGCCGCCATCACCACGGCCAAAATCGCCGACGCAGCCATTGGCAGCGCGCAAATCAAGGACGCGGCCATTGGCGAAGCGCAGATTGGCAAGGGCGTCATCCACTCCGCCCACATCGGCGACGGCGAGATTCAGACGGCGAACATCAAAGACGCCGCCGTCACGAAGGCGAAGATTGCCGACGCGGCCATCAGCTCCGCCAAGATCGAGGACGCGGCCATTACCAACGCGAAAATCGACAAGGCGGCCATTGACAGCGCCAACATCAAAGAAGCCGCCATCGGCTCGGCGCACATCCAGAAGGCGGCGGTCGGCGAAGCGCAGATTGCGGACGCCGCCATCACCCGCGCAAAAATCGCCGACCTCGCCGTGGGCACGGCGCAGATGGACGACCTGTCCGTCACGACGGCGAAGATTGCGCAGGCGGCCATCGGCTCCGCGCAGATCAAGGACGCCGCCATTGAGACGGCGAAGATTGCGCTGGGCGCGATTACCGCCGCGCTCATTCAGCAGGGCGCTATCGGCACGGCGCAGATTGCCGACGGCTCCATCACCGACGCGAAGATCGTCTCCCTGAGCGCGAACTGCATCACCGCGGGCACGCTGTCCGTGGAGCGGCTGATTATCCGCGGCAATGAGCAGAGCCTCGTCTACGCCATCAACAACATGGGCGAGCTGACAAGCACGCAGGTGGACACCATCGACGGTTATGTACTGACCGAGCGCACCGTCACGGCGGACAAAATCGTGGCGCACAGCATCACGGCGGCGGAGATTGCCTCCAAGACCATCACCGCCAACGAGATTCTGGCGGGAACGATTACCGGCGCGGAAATCGCAGCCGAAACCATAACCGGCGCGAACGTCAAGGCGGGCACGCTGACCACGAATCACGTTGCGGCGAACTTCGGGGAGACGCTCGACCTGTCCAGCAACACAGGCATTGTGCAGCGCGTGGAGTACGCAGACGACCAGACGGAGATGCGGTCGCTGATTCAGACGAAGGCGGACGGCGTTTTATCCGAGGTCAAGGCGAACTACACCGCCGCCGAGGACACGGAAAGCCTGCGCAGTCAGCTTTCCACGCTGGCCGAGCAGACGCAGGACAGCTTCACTTGGACGACGACGCAAATCAAGGAGCTGATTGAGAACGTCGAAGCCGGAGACAGCGCCACCGAGGAGCAGCTCAAGCTCATTCAGGACTACATGAAGTTCACGGACGGCACGCTGTCCATCGGCAAGACCGGCAACCCCTTCACGTTCCGCGTGATGAATGAGCGGCTGGCGTTCTACATGAACGATTCCGAGGTCGCTTACCTCTCCAACAACAAGCTGTACGTCACGCAGGCGGAAATTCTGACCCGGCTGCAAATCGGGAAATTCGCGTTTGAGCCGCAGACGAACGGCAACATGTCCATCGTCTACACGGGTTAAAGGAGGCAGAGCATGGCGCTTACGGCCACATACACGGCGAGCCTGCGCACCCTGAGCTATACGGCGGAGGGCGTGATAGACAGCAGCGAAGCCACACAGGAGTACTACACGGCGGGCGCAAACCGCGTCGGCCTTTTGCATTTCCCCGGCATGAACATGACCAACAAGGTCATCACCGGGATTCAGATTACCGCCACCGCCAGCCGTGCGGGCTACGGTCTGGGACGCGACAAGGTGGTCTACCTTCGCAAGTCCAACTATCAGGCGACGTCCCAGTCCGGCGTGAAGGGCAGCGCCTTTATCGGCGCGTCGCTGGGTACGTTCGTCGGGCAGTTTTACGGCAACACGTCCTCCTACACGCTGTCCGGCGGTCTGCTGACGAATCTGGCGAATTACTTTGCCGCCGGGAACAACACGCTGATTCTCTACAATCCCGACCCGGAGCAGTCCTCGCAGGTGTACTCGAAGAACTACCTGAAATGGACGGCAGCCAGCATCACGATTACCTATCAGGAGGCGGTCAGCCAGCCCACGCTGGAGAACAGCACCGTGACGATGGGCACGGCGATGAAAATCGCCACCAATCGCCAGAGCACGGCGGCGACGCACACCCTGCGCTACAGCTTCTTCACCGAGAACGGCACGATTGCCACGGACGTGGGCGATTCCTATGAGTGGACGCCGCCGGTATCACTGGCGGCGCAGATTCCGTCTGCCGCCTCCGGCTGGGGCACGCTGCTCTGCGACACCTACATCGGCGGGACGCTCATCGGCACGAAGAAGACCACGTTCACGCTGGTTGTGCCGGACAGCATTGTGCCGACGATTTCCGCCGTGACCTTTGAGGAAGCGACGCAGGGCGTGGCGGAGAAGTTCGGCGCGTTTGTGCGCACGCGCAGCACGCTGTCCGTGTCCATCACGGCGGCGGGCGCGCAGAAGAGCACCATTGCCGCCTACCGCACGACGCTGAACGGCGCGGTCTATTCCGGCGCGAGCTTCACCACCGGCACGCTGAACGTCGCCGGGGACAGCGCGCTGACCGTCACCGTCACCGATTCCCGCGGGCGCACGGCGAGCGTTACGAAGACCGTCACGGTGCTGGCCTACGACCCGCCGAAGCTGACGGCGTTCTCCGCCGAGCGCTGCACCGAGGACGGCAGCGCCGCCCAGATGGACGGCACAAGGGTGCGCATCACCGCGTCCGCGACGGCTTCCCCGGTAGGCAATAAGAACGACATGGCGTGTACGGTCTACTACCGCACACGCGGTGCGGAAGCATGGGCGACGGCGCAGAACCTGATTCCCCTGAGTTACTCCATTGGGGTCACGAACGCCCTGCTCCCGCAGACCTTTGATGTGCTGAGCAGCTACGAGCTGAAGATTCGCGTCACCGACACATTCTACTATGTGGAGCAGTCGGTGGAAATCGGCACAAAGCAGGTCATGATTGACCTCTATCAGGATGGCACGGGCATCGCCTTTGGCAAGGTGGCCGAGACGCCCGGCGCGGTCGAGTTCGGCTGGCCGGTGAAGCTGACCGAGCCGCTGGAGGTTTCGCAGGGCGGCACGGGCGCGAACAATGGCGCGAGCGCCTGCGCGAATATCGGCGCGGTGAAGAAGAGCGGCGACGCCATGACCGGCAATCTCCAGATCAGCGGGCGGCTCTATCCGTCGCTGTATCTTCTGCCCACCTACAACGACACGACGAACCGCGTCGTGTTCGAGGGCAGCTATTCAGGCGCGGGTTCTTTTTCCGCGTGGGAGGACAGCAGCGGCACAAACCGCCGGATGCTGGAAGTGCGAACGGCCAAGTACAAAGCCAGCAAGGACGACGCGGTGGTGCTGCGCTGCGTGGAGAACGGCAGCTACTACAGCTACCGCCTGTTCCACGCGGGCATGGCGACGCCGGTTCCCATCGCCAACGGCGGCACGGGCGCGAGCACGGCGAAGGCGGCGCTGACGAATCTGGGCGTGTTCTACGCGGAGACGCTGCCGGACACGGGCGAGGACGGGCAAATCTGCCTTGTGCCCGTGTAAGGAGGGCGCATGAGCAGTACATTCAGCGCCACGGCGAACAGCAATACCACCATCGGGTACGTCTGGTACGGCTCGAACGAATGGGCGATGGGCAGCAGCGAGGGCGCGTGTCAGGGCGCGTACATGGCCACAAAGCCCAGCCAGTCCCGCGTCGGGCTGATGCTCTTTAACGGCGCGGGCGCGGCGCTCAGGGGCAAGGTCATCCAGAGCATCACGCTCAAAATCACCTGCTCCGGAGCGGGCTCCGGGTCGAGCGGCAAGGTGCTTTCCTTCCACCGGGCCAATGTGCAGGCGTTCGACAAGTCCCTGCGCGGCTCCGCGCAGGTGGGCGCGGCGCTGGGCACGCTGACGGGCAAGTTTTACTCAAACACGACCACCCACACATTGAGCGCGTCCAGCAACGCGGCGTTCTTCGCCGCCCTGCGCGCCTATCTGACCGAGGGCAATTCCGCGCTTGTGCTGTACAACGGGGAGACGTCCAAGGCCGACGGCTATTCCGCCAACTACGCCCGCGTTACCTCCTGCACGCTCACCGTCACCTATTCGGACGGAACGGTGCATTACCGCACGGGCGGCGCATGGAAGCAATGCACGGTGTGGGTGCGGGTGAACGGTGCGTGGAAGCAATGCGCGCCGTACTACCGCAAGGACGGCGCGTGGGTGCGCGTATAGGGAGATCGCCGCGTCGAGCGGCTTTTTCTATATCCTATTCGGGGAGGAGGAATCGAAGATGGACGGAATCACGGGGGGACAAATCTACACGGCGGCGCTGGTTTTTCTGGCTGGCTGCGGCGCTGTGACCACCATCGGCAAGGCCGTCGAGGTCATCCGAAACTGGCGCAAGCCCGCGGACAGCCTGAAGCACAAGGTCGCCAGACACGAGGAACAGCTCGCGGCGCTGAAGGACGGCCAGTGCGTCATGTGCGAGGGGCTGATGGCTCTTTTGGGACACGAGCTGCACAACGGCAACTCGGACGAGATGCAGGAAGCGTCCCGGAAACTGAACCAGTATCTTGTGAACCGATAATTTGAGGAGGGATTTTTCATGAAGTGGGAAGACATTCGGCGGAAGCTGACCAGCCGCAAGTTCTGGCTGGCCATCGGCAGTTTTGTGTCCATGCTCATCGTGGCGCTGGGCGGCGCGGAGGAAACCGCGACGCAGGTGTCCGCGCTCATCATGGCGGGCGCGTCGGTGATTGCTTACATCATCGGCGAGGGCATGGCGGACGCGGCGAGCGCGGGCGGCGTCACCAACATTGATGGTGCGGACGTGCTGAAAGCTATTGAAATTGTGGACGAAAAGGGCAAGCAGGACGACCATTCGGGCGACGGCGAATAAGCCGCGCCCCTTATGGAGGGTATACCATGTACGATGTGAACAGGGTGCTTTCCGTCGCGGCGGCGGAGGTCGGGTATCTGGAAAAGGCGAACAACAAGAACCTCGACGGCAAAACGGAGAACGCGGGCGATAAGAACTACACCAAGTACGCCCGCGACCTCGATGCAATCCCCGGCTTTTACAACGGGCACAAGCAGGGCTATGCGTGGTGCGACGTGTTCGTAGACTGGTGCTTCGTCACCGCCTACGGCAGGGACGCGGCGCTGAAGCTGCTGTGCCAGCCGACGAAGAGCGCAGGCGCGGGATGCCGATACTCCCGCAGCTATTACAAGGCGAAGGGACGGCTGTTCAGTGCGCCGCAGCCCGGCGACCAGATTTTCTTCTGGCCGAAGAACGCCATAGGCGGCCCGGCGGTGCAGCACACGGGGCTGGTCTACAAGGTGGACGGCACCTATGTGTACACTATCGAGGGCAACACCTCCGGCACGTCCGGCGTGGTCGCCAATGGCGGCGGCGTGTGGCGGAAGAAGTACCGGCTGGACTACAACCGCATCGCGGGCTACGGCCGCCCGGACTACGGCAGCGGCGACAGCGCGTCCACCGACACGCCGGTCACACCCGCGGAGCCGAGTACGCCTGAACCCGCGCCTGCCCAGCCTGAAACGCCCGCCGTGCAGAAGGGCACCGTGACCATCGTATCCAGCGGCGGCAGGGTGAACATTCGCGTCGGCAACGGCACGAAGTACACGCGAATCACCGCCGTGAAGCCGGGTAAGACCTACCCGTGGGTGGCGACCGCCGAGAACGGCTGGCACGCCATTGAGATTACTGGGAAGGTCGGCTGGGTATCCGGCGAGTTCTCCCGGAAGGACTGAACCTGATTCGGGGCGGTCGCCGATTCCGGCGGCCGTCCCCCCTGAAAAACTATGGAGGTGAACAACAAATGGCAGAGAAAATCACCATTTCCGCGCCGTTCTCGCAGGAGAGCCGTTCGCTGGGGCGTATCGGGCGCGTGGGCGAAAATCTTTCCCGGCAGATCGTTTTCGACTGCACAAGCGCCCTGACCGACCGTCCGAACGCAACCATCGTCTGCGTCATTCAGCGCACCGGCGACAAGGAGCCCTATGCGGCTCAGATGACCCGCGTGGGCGATACCGGCAGCTACAAACTGGTGCTGACCAGCACCGAGGTCGCCAAGTCCGGCAGCGTGCGCTTTGAGCTGCGCATGGTGGACGGCGAAGAAATCCTGAAGGCCGCCATCTACACCGGCACCGTGGAAGCGTCCATGTCCGGGATTGGCGACACGCCCGGCGAACCTATCCCCGACGCGCTGAACCGTCTGGAAACCGCCATCTCCGAGGTGGGCAAATACGCCGACCTGAAGGAGAAGGTTGATGCGCTGCAAACGAGCGGCGCGAGCACGGCAGAAGTGGCGGGTGCTAATGCCGTGTCGATTCATGGTGCAGATGGGGTGTATGACCTGAGCAAGGGCACGATTCAAGCAAGATTGAACGAGTTGGAAACTGGCGAAGGGCTAAAGGTGGAGAAGAGTACTCTGAAATCATTAAGAATTATCGGTGAAAAAAAGTTTACTATGGGATCTCTGACTTTAGAACCGCATTCAATATATTGCAGTGGTGGCAGTGAGCAGATAAGTATGGGCGCATACCAGCAGGATTATTTTATAGTCGTTCGTCCTGAGAAAATAGCCCAGAGCAGTGATGGTGTACTAATATTTTTCTCCATTATTTATGATGGAGGAGATTTCGTGGTTGGAAACCTTGTTTTTGTTAATCCGACCGACAAGACGTTAAAAACGGATCAAATAGAGAATGGTAGAATATATGCAATAGCGCCATCAGAAACATCAGTAGTAACTAATGTATCCGGAAACGTTATTTCTGGCGGAACGGGAGATGTTACAAAATCCTACGTAGACCAGCAGGCCACCGCTCTTGATACGAAAATCACTACCGTCTGCAATGCGGCGGATGCTAACGGCGTTTCGATCCACGGCGAAGGCGCTGTGTATGACAATACAAAAGGGACGATTGCCGCACGACTGGAAGCGTTGGAGGCGGGCGGCGGCACGTCCAGCACGAAAATTGCGAACGGGACAGGTACGGCGCAAGTGGGAACCGGTAAAGAGCTGGTTGTTGACTACAGCGCAACCGGGTTCACTTCCGCGCCGGTTGTCGTGGCGAGCCATTGTCAGACTGGCGACAGCGACACGGACACATCCGGCATTGTCAAGGTCTTGAACGTGACCAAGACCGGGTGCAAAATCAGCATCATCGGCGGAACGACCGACCATGATTACCCGGTTTCATGGATTGCGACAGGGACGTAAGAGAGGGGCGCACGCCCTTCTTGCAGAGCAATTTGCTACCCATTCGGGGGTCGCTGCCCAGCGCAGCGGCTCCCGAAATCACTATAAGGAGGTGCCCTGTGACTGATTGCAACGCCTTGCGCGCCACCTATTCGCCGGATGGCGAGACGGTCACATCCGAAACGCGCTGCGGGCGGACGACCCTCTTTTCCTACGACGGCTGCCATCGCCTGATTCGCGTGGACGACCCTGCGGAAAACGCCACATGGCGCTATTGCTACGATGAACGCGGCAATCTCACCGCGAAGACGCGCCACATGTTCACCATCGGCACGCCGGGCGCGGCGCGTGAGGTCATCCGTCTGCTCTATGCGGGCGACCGACTGTGTGCTTATGGCGACCAGCCGCTTGTCTACAGCGCCGCCGGAGAGCTGGCAGAAGCGGGCGGCTGGCGCTATGAGTGGAAGTCTCGGCGGCTTTCATCCATGCGCACCGACGGAAAGACGCTCACCTTCCGCTGCAATGCTTCCGGTCAGCGCCTGCAAAAGCGCATGGATGCGAGTTGGCTCCCTGTCATCACCTCCTACTCATGGCGGCAGGGCAGGCTCGCGCAGATGGTCATCGCCCGCACGGGCTATGACGAGATCGAGCGGAAGACGACGCTGCGCTACAGCTACGACGAGCGCGGCTGCCCGGAGATGGTCGAGTACAACGGCACGGCGTACACATGCCTGTGCGACAGCGCGGGCAGTGTGGTCGCCTTGCTGGACGGCTCCGGCGAGACAGCCGTGTCCTATGACTACGACGCATGGGGCAGACAGCTTGCCGTATCCGGTCGTCTGGCGGACACTCTGGGCGCAGACAACCCGGTGCGATTCCGTGGGATGCTCTACGACCCGGAAACCGGGCTGTACGACAACGGCGGCGTTCCCTACTGCCCGGAATACGGGCGGTATCTGACAGAGCCGTATGTATTCTCCGGCAACAATCCCCATATTCCGCGTCGATGAACCGCAGGGCTGCGCCTGAGCGCGCGCCCTGCTTTCATATGCCCTCGCAGAAGGGAGGTGGTGTGAATGTTCATTGTATGATGCCGGTTTCCCTGTAACTGTATACTCATCGAATGAGAAACAGGAGGCTTTTATTATGTTTGAAAATGGCTTTGCTACGCGCACCGAATCTGCGAAGAAGTGCATCTTCCCGGTGATCCATCAGCTGGACGCACTGGGTGACGCTGCCTACGGCGGCCGCTTCTACGATGGCGATATGAACGTGCTGCATGTGAACATCCTTCCCAATGCCCGCACGAATCTTGCCGCCACACTGCGTACCGATTTTCTGACGGGCGAAGCGCTTACGGATTTCGACAAGCACATCCAGTTCCACGTTGTGAAGTACAGCCAAGCTCAAATGAATACGCTCCAAGAGACTGTACGCAAGGAACTGATGGGTCACGTAGGCTTTGGTATTCACGAAGTATATTACGATACAAAAAGACACAAATTAATTATCGGTGTCGATGATGCTTCTGAAGAAGCCCGCGGAGCAATACTAAATGAACTTTCTCGGTTTGGTTATACGGATGCGGACATGGTTGCGATTCAGAATGAGCCACGCGCCTATACGAGCGGAGTATTTGACTTTACAGGCGATCCTGTTGACATGTCGCATGGGGTCCCGGATCGCGTACTCGATGCAGTGGCAAAGGCAGGTGTTTCCGTTAAGCCCGGCTCTTGGATTGGCAATGGTGCTTCACTCAATTCCATTGTCGGCATTTCTTCCATTTGCACTGGTTTTCTTTACAACAACCAGCCCGGCTTCCTTTCCTGCGGGCATGGCAAGGCATCCGGCCAGAAGATTTTCTATCAGCCTGTTCCGAGTTCCGGCAGCTATCCGTCAAACCTCTGGAATTACAGTACGTCTAACCTCGTCGAGATCGGGCAGACAGTGGCTGTCAGTTTCAATTCTGGGGATGCCTATGATTATGCGTCGATTATCCGCACAAATTCCAGCGCAAACATGAACAGCAAGAATTTTAAAGGAGGTACGATTGACGGTGACAGCGGTGTCCCGGCCAACGGTGAACTGATGGCTGTTTGTGGGTGTGCAGATGGTGCGGTTTTTGGTGAATGCCTTTCCAGTTCGACGGTTATCGTAGTTGACGACACCGTCCAGAAAACTAATATGATCAAAATGAGCAAGCCAATCACGCCGGGAACGAGTGGCGGCTCTGTTGTTTATCAAGATGATGAAAGTAAGAAAATCAACCTGACCGGTATCGTGACATCTTACAGTGCCTCGTATTCTTACCATGCAAAATACAGCCTTGTAAAGAGCAGATTCAACCTTACTACGGTGTATTGACTTTTTTTTTGCAATCTGTTAAAATACTGGCGAGGTGAGTATTCGTGAAGTTGTGTAGAAAAACATTCGCCATTATTGTAGTGCTGTTGGCAATGGGATGCTGTTGTGCCTTGGGCGAGGAACGTTCTTGGACTAACGATGTCGAACGTTCTTGGACTAACGATGTCCGAGCTGTTCAAACTCCCGAACTCGGTGATTCCTCCATCGCTACTACGGCGCTGGTCGGATTTGCCGGACTGGCCTTGACGGGCGCTGTTGTGGCGCACAAGAAGGCCAGAAGCAATGCGCAGTAATTCCTCGACAGGCAATCGAAGTCCACGGGGGCGGCGGGACAAGAAGCGTTTCTGGTTTTGCTTAGAAGCGGCTTGTCTCGCCGCTTTCCTTGTTGTTGCGATTACGCTTGTCATCCGCTTCGCCCGCCAGAATCACCGTGCCGCCGAGGAACGCGCCGCACAGGAGGCGCTGACCCTGATTCAGACCGAGCAGGCAATTGCACCCACAACCGCGCCAACCAGCGCCCCCGCGCCGTCGGAAGCGCCACCACAGCAGATGTTTGCCTACGCGCAGGAGCTTTTGCAGACAAACGGCGACCTTGTGGGCATGGTCGGTTTCGATGACATGGCGCTGTACGTCTGTCAGGGCGAGGACAACACCTTCTACGCCTCCCACCGCTTCGACGGCAGCGAAGACCCGGCAGGCATGATTTACATGGACTGCCGCTGTTCCGCGTGGCCGCTGGGACAGAACACCATCCTCTACGGGCACAATATGCGCGACGGCTCGCGGTTTGGCAAACTGAACCGCATGACGGACGCGGAGTATCTGGCGGAGCACCCTTATGTGCGCTACGCCTCGCTGTACGAAATCTGCGATTACCGCCCCATCGCCGTGTTTTACGCCAACGTAGACCCGACGGCGGCGGATTACTTCGACTTCGCCGTGACGGATTTCCCGGACGAAACTTCCTTCACCGCCTATGTGCAGGAAGCGAAGCGCCGCTCCGTCGTGAATCTCCCCGCCACCGCGCAGTACGGAGACAACCTTCTGACCCTCGCCACCTGCTCCGAGGAAGGCGTAGGCGGACGGCTTGTCGTTGTCTGTATGCCAGCCGAATAACACCATCGTCCGCTCCGGCGGGGCTTTTCTCATGCCGATGTTTTGCCGCCGCTGACAAAACATCGGCATGACCTCACGAAGATGACGCCCACCATTTCCGCGACCTCACGAAAATGGTCAGCGCGTCACGCCTTGCCACCGCCCTGCTCTTCCACGCCCTTTCCGCTCCCGTTGCCTACCCAAACGCAGAACGGTCCACAGGGGCGTTTCTGTGCGAAAGAGGGCATATGAAAAAGCGGCCGTCTTCCCGCTATCGGGGAAACGGTCGTCATCACAAAACATAAATTGACGCACTCATTGTGCTGTGCTATAATACAGGTGGAACCTTCAGGTTCCCGGCAGGAAGGAAACAGATGGCGCTTGGCTTTTACCCCTCCCATACAAAGGGAGGTGATGGTCGTGACCGATTACGAAATTCTCGCGATTGTCCTCATGATTATCACTGTGGTTTTTACGATCCATATCGCAAACCATAAGTAGTAAAGTTAAAGCCGCCATCCAGCGCTAACTGGTCGGCGGCTCCATCTCATAATGGAGGGAGAAGCCATTCCGCAAGCGTCATCCCTTCCTGCTGTTATTATATCACGGTGCGTCCCGGCTGTCAACGAATTTTTGCCGATTGAAGATCGCGATCATGCTGGGAAACGGCGCGCTGTTTCGGCTGTCTCCGAATTTCAGGCGGCCGCGCACAAAGCGAAGCTCCGCTTTCCCGTAGATGTAATCATGGAACCAGCGCGTATCCGTCCGCGCAGGCAGCAGCATGACCACCGGCGCGCCGCTCTCGGCGGCTTTTTTGACCCATTCGCCGATCTGCCGGCCATAGGGAGGATTGCACCAGACGTTGTACCCCCCCCAATTTTTTTGGAGCCCGTCCTGCTCCGGCGTGAAATAGCTGGCGCATTTCGCGCTCTCCGGCAGGGCGCACACATCGAGGTTGAAGTGAAATTCCCGGTTGAGTTCGTCGAAGAAATCCTGCGGGGTTTCCCACAAATCCGACTTCGACGAAAACATGCAGTCCGTGTTCATAGGTTCCTCCGTTTCGTCTGAATTGCCGCCGCTGGGTTGCTCCTGATCGGAGCGCCAGCGGCGGCTTTTGTTATGTGGACCTTTTCTCCCGCGCCATCATATCGGCGGCTTCCTCTTCGTCCGGCAGCACCCAGACACGGCCTCCGCAGCCGGGGCAGATATGAATCGCGCCGACCATGTACCAGCAGCCCCTGTCCTTGTAGATGGTCGGCGTTTCGCCGCAGACCGGGCAGGGGTACAATTTGCCAGCTTCGGTGGGCAAATTGTTCTGCTGATACAGCGCTTGCAGGTCAAATTCAGCGAGAACTGCATCGCCCACATGAATCGTGTACATTATGCCCGCGCCTCCTGCCAGCGGCACAGCTCGCGCGGCAGCGGTGTGCCGCGAAGGACGTACAGGTCGCGCAGATTCTCCGCCTGCGCCGCGAACACCTCCGAGTAGGGAGTGCGCGTCAGCTGGGCAAGAGCGGTAATCATTTCGATGTAGCCTTCGCGCGTGTGAGCCGTAAAGACAGCGCGCAGAATTTTGATGTAACGCTTACGGGTCATGAGATTCTCCTCCTTTTTATATGCGCCGCAGTTCGCGCGGCAGCGGCACGCCGCAGCGGATGTATGTGTCGCGCAGAAGCTCCGGCGCGAGCATCTCCCAATAAGGTCTGTTCCGCTGGCGGGCGAAGCCAATAAACATTTGGATGTGTTTCTCGCGGTAAGGGTACGTATACACAGCGCGCAGAAGTTTGATGTAGCGTTTACGAGTCATGAGGTCCCCCGCCTTTATTCGCGCCGCAGCGCCGGGAGAACGCCTCAATGGCGTCCTCCGGGTGCTCGGCGTAGTGGTCGTTTTCAAATTTAATCGCCGCCCCGCAGCGGCGGATGTTCTGGCAGGTGAACAGCAGTCCTTCCAGCACCGCTTCGACGGTGACGGTCGAGCCGCAGAACGGACAGGGGTACGGAATGTGCTTCGGCATGGCACTTCACTCCCGCTTCGTGACGGAATCGGCAGTCAGGTTTTCGCCCAAACTGCCCTGCAGCCTTTGGGCAAAGGATTGAGTAAGGCTGTCGGTAATGACAGCCGGGGTGTCCTTGAAAAGGACTGTGCTCACAGCCGGGATGCGAGAATTTCCGTGCTTCACCGCAAGCAGCTTCGCACACGCCGGGCAAATGTCCGCCGACGAGGGCGCGTTGCCCTTCGACCAGCCCGCCGGGGCGGTGTAAAACACATCGTTGTATTGTCCGGGGGTTTCTTGCGCAACCTCCACGTGCCCGCAAATATCACAGATGCAGACCTCCCGTTGCTGAATCATGCTCTTCCACCTCCATCAATAGCGCCGGGCAAAATCATGCACCGTAGCGCGCTCCGCCGCCGCATCCGCTTCCAGACAGGCCATCGCCGTGTTCAGCGCGTCCATGACCGTCTGCTCCGAGAAGATGAGGGCGGTGGGGTTGCGAACAAGATAGCTGAGGATCGAGAGGTACTTTTCGTTCGCTCCATTGGTGCGCCCGTGGCGCTTCATGGAGCAGAAGCCCATCGCCAGCGCAGAGGTCTGAAGCGGCGTTCGCCCGTTGTGCGTCGGCGGCTTCTGGATAAGCTCCCGCATCAGCTTCACAGCATCCTTTTTGTACAGCTGGGTGTACTTGCTCATGTCGATGTCAATCACGATTTCCCCTCCTGTTCAATGTAGTCCCGCACCGTGTGCAGGAGATTCTCGATGCAGAAGGTGCAGCGGCACCTCCCGTCGGAATTGAATGGTAGCAGGGGACACTGTGTGCAGTCCCCGGAAAACCTGTGCCCTTCGGCACAGAACGACACAGCGGCGAGAAGCTGTTCCCGCGTCACGTCCGCCATAGGCTCACTCCTTGTTCACAAAAATGCACGCGCAGCAGACCAGCAATGCCAGCAGCGCCAGCAGCACAATCACAGTCATGGGTTTCCCTCCATCAGGGCTTCGGCGACGCCGCCCAATACGAACGCCGCGCATGGGAGCGCGATGCCATTGCCCCACATTTTGTACTCTGCACTATCCGTGTGCAGGCCATTGTACCACTTGGTCAGCGCCTCCGCGCTGTATTTCTTGGGCTGCTTCCCCGCAATGGACGCAGAAGTGTCGCGCACCTGCTGCCAGAACGCCAGCTCTTCGTCGGACAGCCTGTCCTTGTGGTCGGGGACGCCCCACCCGTCGGGGAAGCCCTGCAAGCGGCAGCATTCCAGCGGTGTCAAACGGCGAATGATGTACTTGCGCGGCGGCTTGCCGGAGGTCAGCACGCTGGGTGTACAATTCAGGCTTTGCCCGCCATTCGCCTTGGCTTGCAGCGTGTGCGTTTTTTCTTCGTCCAGTACGGCGTTTCGGCAGTCCACGCCGTAGGCGGGAGGATGCTCGACAACCAAATCGCGAGGACTTTTGAAATCTCGCGCTGCCATTGTGGATGCTGTGCCATCAGCGGCATACTCTCCAAATTTCTGGCTACGATATACTATGACTGCCGTGTAGTCCGTCACACGGTTCTCATGGTCGCCGGTCAGCGTGGGACAATGTGTACCATCGCCGTTCCCGCGTGCGTCATAGCACACCACGTTCTGACTGCGGTCGATGCAGGGAGACGCATCCGCTTCCGCCGTCAGCGTCCTGGCGACTTGCGGATAGCAGACGCAATTCGGCTGCTGCGCGCTTTCAACGTTTCCAGCATTCAACGCAGTCAGTGTGTGAAAGACCTTTGGATAGCACACCGCAGGCACGGAGTTCCCGCCAGCCTCGCTGCCCAGCGTCGGCGTGACGGTTTCGCTTTCGCCCAGACTGCGCGCCTTCGCGCCCTGTCCAGCCTTGAAGCAAATCGCCGGGCGGTCGATGGTGTTCAAGGTGTAGCACACCTCCTCCCGCCAGCCCCTGCCGTTGCATCCGGCAGTTTCAGCGCGGTCAATGCCGTTGCCTTGCAAGGTGTAAATCGGCTCGACAATCACGTTTCCGCCCTGATTGCACGTCGGGTCAACGCCGCCTGCCTGCAAGGTCTTCGCAACGGTTTCCTCGTGGAAGCCGCTGTGCGGATTCGAGGACTTCATACTGTTGCTGGACATGGAATCCAGCGCGTACATCACCGCCTGATTATTCGCGCCGCCGCCATCCATTGCCGGGAGCGTCGGATAGACGCCCTCCGGCTGATAGATGCGCTTGCTCTGGCAATCCCACGGGTTCAGGCACTCAATGCCACGGCTTCCTCCAGCGCCTCGCGGAGCATCGGCGGCAGCGCCTTGCCCCGTCGCTCCGCCCGGCGCAGGATGCCTTCGCAGGCCCTCGCGCTCAAATAGTATTTCTCCGGCGCGTCCGCCTGCAAAATCTGCCACAAGGTAGATTCTCTTGCGACGCTGGGGCACTCCCCAGTATTGCGCGTCGAGCTGCCGCCATGCGACGCTGTATCCGTCGCCCAGAATCTCTCCGGCGGATTTCCACTTGCCCTTGTCAGGTCGAGGTACTGTGTACCCCCCCCCGCGAATTTTAACGAATTCTTCAAGTACGCATCGGAAGTCTTCTCCTTGGTGTGAAGAGAAGGCTCCGGGCACGTTTTCCCAAACAGCGAAAGTTGGATACCGTCCATTGGTTGCCGCCCTCATTTCCTTTATAATACGAATTGCCTCGAAAAACAGATTCGAGCGCTGGCCTTCGTGGATGCCTGCGCGCTTGCCAGCAACAGAAAGGTCTTGGCAAGGGCTTCCGAACGTAATCACATCCACCGGCTGTACCTTGTCGCCATGCACCTCGGTCACGCTGCCGAGGTGCTGCATCATGGGGAGGCGGGAGCGCGTAACCGCAATGGGGTACGGCTCCACCTCCGCCGCCCAGACCGGGCGGATGCCGGAGAGCGCCCCCGCAAGAGGAAAACCTCCGCTCCCGTCAAAAAGACTGCCCAACGTCATCATTTGTCCTGCTCCTTTTTGTCCACCATCTCTACCGGGTCAAACGGATCGTCGAACGTCAGCCGCAGCCCGATCTTCTCGTAAACCTCGTCGATTGCGCCGCGGACGGTCAGCTGGCCGTTCGGCGACATCTCCCTGTCGATGTCGGTCAGCACGTCGTAGCAGCGCTTCTGCCCATACCCGTAGCGGCGATTCAGCACCAAGCAGACCGCCGCGAAGGTCATCTTAATCGTGTGAGCCTGCGCCTCCTTGAAGCCCAGACGGTAACCCTTGTCAAAGGCGAGGTCGCGGGCTTCGTCCTTCGAGAGCGCGCTGTTTTTCTGTCGGTGCGGCTGCCCTCTCACGAGCGCCACCCCCTCTGCGGCGGCGTTTCCTGCGTCTTATCCCATAGCGCCACAAGCTCCCGGTGCTTTTCGCAGGAACAGAGATTTTCGTTGTAGGGGGAGTTCCTCCACCCGGAGGGCAGGAGCCAGCCGATGCCGTTCCCGCCCCATTCGGCAAACTTCACCGTGCCGCAGATGTCGCACTGCACGGCGGGACGATTGATGATGCTCATTCTGTTGTTTCCTTTCTTGCCCTTCTTTGTCGGGTCATACGGGCGGCGGCAGGTCGCTTCTGCTCGTTTGCGCAGCTCGCGGATTGTGGCTTCCGGGTCGAGTTCACCCATGCCGAACAGCTTGAACCGCGGGGAGCGGATGAAGCGTTCCAGTGCGTCCACTTCCTGCTTCGCGGTTTTGTTCCCCGGCGATTCCAGCAGGGCACGATACCAAGTGCGGTAGTCCCGCCCCGCCTGCTCCAGCACTGCCTCACATAGGCGGATGCAGCCTTCCATGCTCAACGCATCGCTCACTTGAAATGCGCCCCCGTCTGCTTGTCCACCAAGTGCAGCCGCCCCGACAGCCTGAAACCAGCCAGATCAATCAGCACCAGCACCGCGTGGCACAGCCGCCCTGCGTCGTGCTGCCGCTCGGCAGCCTCCATCGCGTCCATGCGCTGGAATTCCTCGTGCATCATAGCGCGGAAATCGTCCTCAAAGTTCTGTTCGCTCGGTTCCTTCATTGATTAGTCCTCCTTAAAAGGGAACGTCGTCGTTCGGCACGGGCGTGAAATCCATCAGCGTCTGGGGATTCTGCCCGACCTTTTCAACCGTCAGCACCCGGCTGCGGTTTTTCCCGATGCGCCGCATACTGATGCGGACGTCATTTTTCTGTAGCAGCGGCTCCACGAACCGCTGCAGTTCCTTGCCAAACTCGCTGGATCGCATCATGACAATTGGCGTGTCGGAAACCTCGCAGGCCGTTGTTTGCAGGTCGGAAACCGTGCCCTGCCATTGCCCGTACTTTTCCGCCACGGCAATCACCCCGCGCACGACGGCGGAATTGCGGTACGCCTGCTCGTCCTGATAGCTGGCGCTGTCGCAGGATACCAGCTCCCACGCGCCGCCGTTGAAGCGAACCACGAAGTCCTGCGCTTCAAAATCGCGGCTGCTGGTTTTCAGGATGCTCGTTTCTTCGCCGCGCTTGCCCGCCAGCGCCATCACCGCGTCGCACACGCCGGTCAGACCCATCGAGCCGCTGATGCGCTCAAAATAGTCGTCGTTATTGCCGGTGTCCTTGCGCAGGTGGTGAACCACGACCACGGACAGCTTGTTCTCCATTGCGAACGCCTGAAGGTCGCCGAAGATGCGCGTGTCGCTCTCGTAGGCGTTCTCGCCCTTCCGGGAACCACTCTTCACGCGCCCCAGCGTGTCGATGATTATCATGGATGGATGCGCTACCTGCGAAGCCCACGCTTTCAGCTGTTCCATAAGCCCCGCGTCAAGGCGCTCCGATTTGTGCGCGAAGTACAGATTCTCCGGCGCAGGTCCGACGATGAGCTTGCTCAGGCGGTCTTGTACGCGGTAGGCTTTGGATTCAAGGTCGAGGTACAGCACCGCGCCTTTTGATGTGGCCATTCCCAGAAACGGCTCGCCGGACGCGATGCACAGCGCCATCTTCAGCGCCATCCAGCTCTTGCCACGCTTCGGCGCGCCCGCCAGCACCGTCAGCCCCGCGGGGATCAGGTTGTTGATGATGATGGGCGGACGTTCAATGGTGCGTCCGTACAGGCTCGCCGCCGAGTAAAACTCCAGCTTCGGCGGTTCCGGCGGAGGCGGCGTGGACGCTGGCAGCGCCTGCGGCGGAGGTACAGCCTGCCGCGCGCGGGCTTCCGGCGGCGGGAGTTTGCGCCCCGTCTCCGCCAGCGCCGCTATCGCCGGGTCTTCCGCCATCAGCGCCTCCAGCGCTTGGCGCTCTTCGTCTCTCACATTGTTTCTCCTCCCGATATTCCAGCGCCAAGTCCGCAAGCGTGGCCGACCACAGCCAGTCAAGGCGCTCGTTCGCGGCCGTCCGCGCTTGCAGGGCGGTTATAAACTCCTTGCTGTCCCACGCGCTCTCCGGGTGCGCATCGTACTTTCCCAGAATCGCGTTCGCCCGGTGAACGGCGCTGCACAGCTTCGACCATTCCGCGCTCCGCCGGGTTTCCAGCGCCCGTTCGAGGTCGAAGGCTGTGGGCTTTCGCTCCTTCGGCGGCGTCCAATGGTCATCCACCCGGATGCCGAAATCCTCCGCAAGCCGCAGCGCCGCGTCCTTCGCGTCCAGCCCGAACATCTCCTGATACAGGCGCACCGCGTCGCCGCCCTTGTGGCAGCCGAAGCAGTACCATGTGCCATCACCGTAGATGCACAGCGACGCGGTTTTCTCGCCGTGCAGTGGGCAGCACGCCCAGTGCTTGGAGCCGGCTTTTTTCAGCTTCAGCCCCAGCCGTTCCGCCGCTTCCAGCGCCGTAATCTGCCGAACTTGCTCAAAAACGCTCAAAGTGCATCACCCCTCCCGGTGCAGCTTGCTCCGCACAGCAACCCATGCGGAGCAAGCACGTTTGTTAAGCCTATGTAATCACATAAAACCCGTTTCTGCAAGAGGGGAAGTGCGTGTCCTTCCTATCTGTCGGATTTCTCCACCCGGAAATTCAACTGTCAGGCAAGCGGCGCGAACTCGTCCGGCGAAGCGTCCTGCGCGGTGAAAGCAGCCTGCACTTCGGCAGCGGTGTCCGCGTCTACGACGGTCGCGGTCGGGGGCACGGCTTCCTGCTGCACGTCGGCGGGCGCGTCATCCGCAGTCACGCCCACGCGCTGGGCGGAGCTGTTCAAGGCATCGGAGTAGGCACGCATGGCCGCGGCTTCCACGCCATCCAGAATGCCGACCGCCTCGAAGATTGGGGTGGAGTACGCCACGCCGTCCTTGTTCTGCGCGCTCTTCAGGCTGATGCGCGTCATGACGTTGGCCATCTTCTTGCGGCCCAGCATGACCTTCGTGCGGTAGCTGTCGTAGGCGGACAGGGCGGTCGGCGGCAGGGTCAGCACCATCGGGAAGATGTCGCCGCGGCGCATGATGTACAGGCGGCGCATGTTCTTGCAGGCCTTCCCGCGCCCTTCGCCGCCCTTGGCCGAGCCGAAAGCATTGCAGGGGCAGCTCGCGCACTCCACGACCTCGCCGGTCTCCGTCACCGTGCCGTACACGCCGTCAATGGACGAGCAGTCCGGCACTTTGCTGTCCCCGCTCCCGAAGGGCTTGCTCCACAGACCGTTGGACTTGTGGGAGAGCATAATCACGCCCTCGATGGTCTGCGCGGGCACAGCTTCCTCTTCGCCCGGCTCAAATACCTGAAAGATGTTCACGCCGCCCGCGGCGATTTTGATGCGCCCATAGGGGACGCGATCCATGTCGGACAGCTCCTCGCGGATGGCGGCGAGGTCTTCCGCGCTGGGGACGATGGGAAGCAGATTGCTGTGGTCGATGACCGCCAGCTGATTCATTTTCGTAGCCATTGGTTACTCCTCCTCGTTATCGGGTTCGTCGTCGTTGTCGTTGCGCGCAAGAGATTCCAGCGGCGTAATGGTCGCGCTCTGTCCCTCGTACATGGACAGCTGCGTCACGACGTTCTGCATGGCGGCGGCCATCTTGAGCGCGGCGTCCGCCACCTGCACCGACGCGGAATACACGCGGTCGCAGGTGCCGACAAAGGTGTCGCGTTCGCCCTCGGACATGACTTCCAGCGCATCGGCGACGGCCTTCTTCGCGCCGGTCGTGCAGGATGCGACCGAGAGGAAACGCTCGGCCATGATGCCGTAGCCCTCCTGCGGGGTGCGCACGGCGGGAAGCTCGTCGTTCAGGCGCGCTTCGTTAAAAAGGGAATCCACGAATTTCAAAACCTTGTTATCCGCAAACATGTGCCTCATCCTTTCTCACTTTGCAACCTTGCGGTCGGTGATGGTGGTCTTTTCGTACACACTGACGGGCAGGATGCTGTACTCCGGCGGCAGGCAGCCCTCTTCGTCGGCGGCTTCCTCCAGCGCCTTTGTCAGCGTGCGGTCATCCACCTTTTCTACGATCAAGTCGCCCAGACCCAGCGCGCGCAGGGCGGCGAACGCCTCGTCGCGCTGCTCCTTGCGGATGGAATAGAAGGGCTTCACCTTGATTCCGTAGCGCCGACCGGCGACGTCCACGGTGAAGCCGGACGGGTCGTCCAGACCGGCGGCGTCCGCCAAGTCCAGCATGGACGCGATGATTTCCTTCTCCGCTTGCTCAATCTGGGCATTGCAGGACTTCAGGTTCTCGGCAATCTCGTTTTTCAGTTCCTTCAGCTGCGCCAGCGCGCCGATGCGCTCGGTCAGGGTGCTCATGGGGGTCATTTCGGACATGTGTCTCATCCTTTCCTATTTATAAACGGTGACAAATGGCGACGGTTCACGCGGTGGGCGACCGCGCATGGCAATGGTAAATCACGGGATGCGCTCTCCTTTCAGCTCGCGCTCGATGTCCGTGTAGCAGGCAACGAGCAGGTCGTTGCAGAATGCGTCGTTCTCAAAATGCTGGCTGATGGCACTCATTTCCTTGCAGCAGGCTTCCCACCACTCGACGGTGTTCTGCGGGTGCTGGTATTTCTGGCGGAATACGAACACCACGCGGAAAATCTCACGGGTACGCGGGGCCATGGGCGGGAGCTTTGGCGGCTGGTTCTGCATGGGCTATTCCTCCTGTTCGCGCTCTTCGGTAATCCTGCGCCACTCCGAGAGCACCTTTCCTTCAAGTTCACGCGGGCCGCACACATACGGGGTGAGGTAGTAACCGCCGTCACCGTCCGAGCAAACCATGCACACTATGCTGCGTTCTGCGTAGGCTTTCACATGGACCAGCAGCCATTGCGGGGTTTTCCGGCCATCATACAGACGATACCAGTAATGCGCGCCCTTAACGTTGGTTTGGCCGTGGGAAGCGAAATACTCCTTCGCAAGGCGAGTCATTTCACGCGGGATGCGCCCGGAGCTAAGCAGCGGCGTGTTCATGCGTCCTCTTCCTCCTCTTCGACAATCCTGCGCCACTGACGCAGCATCCGTTCCTCCCGGTCGCGAGGGGCGGACAGAAACTCGGTCATGTAGAGCTTGCCCTCGCTGTCGGGCGAAACGTCGAGCACCGCGCTGTAGGGGACGCCCGCCTGATTCACGAACCGCGTCAGCACCCAGTCGGGCGTTTTGGAGCGGTCCGACAGGCGATACCATACGCGGAGAGCCTTGATGTGTCTGTCCCCCTGAAAAGTGTGGTATTCCTTCGCAAGGCGGGACACCCAGCGCGGGATTGTGCCGGAAATCACAAGCCGCTCGGTCATGGTTCCACCTTCGGGATTTCCGGCAGTTGCACCCAGTAGCGCGCCGAACCGTCGCGCCAGAAGTTGCTGCGCGGGTCATACCGCTCGTGCGTGATGTAATACTTGTCGGGCGAAAACTCGTAGCGACACAGCGCCACGACCAGTGCGCCTTTCTCCGGCAGCCGGTCGGAGACGGGAATCCAGTTATCAAGCATCGTCAGATACCTCCGAAGTTTTCCAGCGCTTCCAGCCCCAAAAGAAGCAGGATGGACAGGGCGCTGTTCATTGCAGCTCCGATAATAAAGGCCAGCGTTCCGCAGCGGTGCTCGTCCCTCGCGAACACCAGCCCGGCGGTAAACAGCCCGGTAATCGTCCCAAGCAATACGGCCTTGGGCAACGTGACCATTTCCATCAGCTTTTCACCTCGTTTCACGCTTGTAAACCCGCCACAGCTTGCGGAAAGTACGCATTCCAAGAGAGGCATACTGTATCGTGAAATACCGTTCCCATTGCTCTTTGAGGGAGCATTGCTCCAATTCCGCAAAAGTTCCAGCGGCATAAGAAGCCTCCACCGCAACCTGCCCGAATACCGTTGTGGTTCTGTCGCGTTTCAGCTCACACATGTAGAACTCCCAGCACCACTCGCCGAAACCAAGTGGCTTTTTCTGCTCCATCAGCTGTCCCCCTCCAAGAATCCCATCTGCCCATCAAGCGGCTTCTCCTGCCGTTTCGCAGGTTTTAGGCGCTTGATGAGCGGCACATGGTCTGCTGCAAGCGGCTTCCCGTACAGCCCGCAAGCTGTCCACTTTTTCGCCCAGTCGGTCGCCGCGGAAGCGCTCACGCCGTATGCCATGCACTTATACAGCATGTGGCTTTTTGTTGCATAGATGCGGAAATTCTGGCAATTTGCGCACTTGTGCGCACAGTCTGTCCCGTACTCGCGGTGCATGGCGCCGATTTTTCGGTTGGCCATCAGCATTCCTCCCACGGCGTCTTCGCCATTTCCTCCGGCGTGGGCTTGCGCAGCCAGCAGCGCCACGTCTCGCCGTAAGTGTAATCGGCGTACCATGCGCGGCTGCCGTCGAAATACATGCGGTGGCTTTCATGCTCCCAGCGCGTCACCTTCCGCGCGCGGGCGCACGGCTCGTAGTCTCCGTCGTTCTCTTCCAGCCACACGAGCTTGTCTTCGCTGTTCGCAAGCTCCGCAAAGGTCAGTACCCGGTTCCTGTTATCGCTCATCTTCGTCCTCCCACGGCGTTCTCGCCAAATCAACGATCGTAGGCTTCCGTAGCCAGCACCGAAATTCTTTGCCGTACTTATCCACCCCGTAGGAGTTGGGGCATTCTTCGCCGAACACGAAAAGGTCGATTGCTTTTGTGGGTTTCCCATCAGAATCGACGCCCCAATCCCGCAAGGCGAGCCGCCGGACTTCGATGGCGTTTGTTCTGCGCTCTTCCGTCCAGCAAAACTCCTTTGCATAGGCTTCTACCAGCGGCAGAACGCAATTCGGCGTTTCCACCCGGCGCGTAGCTCGCATGTAAGCGCCTTTTTCGGTACCCGATGCCGGAGCCGAGGACATGCAACCGCTACACTCATACCAATAAATAGTCATGGTTTCCAGCTTCTTAATAGAAACGGACATTTTCCCGCCGCAATACGGGCAGCATGGGGCGAGTCTGTCAACAAGCATCGTCATTCCGTCCTTTCCCAGACTTTCTCTCGGTTCCATTTCCAGATTGCGCCCCACTTTGTCAGGGCTTTCCGGCCGCAGTAGTGGCAGGTGGCGCACTCGATCTGATACCGCAAGGGCGTGGATGGGACAATCGTGCGCCACGTTTTCAGTTTGGCTTTGCCGCACAGGGGGCAGGGCTTCGGGTTAAGCATCGTTCGTGCCTCCTCTCGGCGGTTTCGGTAGGCGCATCCAGTGCGTCACATGGCGCGTGATGTTGCACTCGTCCGCATCCAGCCCTTCGCCGTTACCGTCATACCGCGCTATGGTGATGGCTTTCAGCGCTCCCAGCCATACAAGGACGTCCGTGTCCTTTGGGGGCATCGCGTCCTTCACGGATACCCAGTCGTTCACGGCGAACAGCATCAGTGCCGCCGCCCGAAGCACCAACGCATCGGATGCGAAGATGCTGTTCGGGTCGCCGTTGGCCAGCGTGTCCTTGTCCCGTGCTTGTTCAAGCAGGGCAGCAATGATTTCGGGCCTTTTCATCGTTCTCACTCCTCCAGCATCCAGCGCCAGTTGTCCGTGATGGCTTTTGCAAGGTCAACCTTCTTTTCCAGTGCGCTGATGATTTTTTCGTCGATTGTGTGCGGCACAATCAGGTGGATGTAGGTGCAGATGTTCCGCTGGCCGACACGGTGAATGCGGTCTTGAGACTGCGCGTACTTCGCCATGTTGAACGTCAGCGAGTAGTAGACCACCGTGTCGGCAGCCGTCAGGGTAATGCCCTCCGCACAGGCGTCAATCTGCCCGACAAACACGCGTGTGTCCGGATCGGCCTGGAACTGCTCGACGATGGAGCCGCGCTTGGCGATGTCGATGTCCCCGGCAATGCGCACCATTTGCAGCTTTCCACCCAAAACCTTCTGCACTGCCTCGCTCACGCCGTCCATTTCCGCCCGGAATCGGGTGAAGATAACCAGCTTCTTTCCCTCGTCCACGCACAGGCTCTGCACGATGTCCGCCACCGCGTCCAGCTTGGCGGAGGACACCTTCGTGGTCGTGCCGTCGTCGTCCGTGACGAAGCCGCCGGTGATCTGCTGCAGGCGCAACAGGCGCGTCAGCACGATGCTGGCTGTGACGCTCTCGCCGCCTTCCAGCTCCGCGACGGCGTTCTTCTTGATGCGCTGGTACAGGTTCGCGGCGCTGTCCTCCAACGCAATCTCGCGCGTTTCAAAAGTCTTTTCCGGGAGGTCAAGGCACTCCGCCTTCGTCACGCGGTAGGCAATGCCGTGCGCCTTGCGGGTCAGTTCCTCCAGATTGCGCGGACCGAGGTACTGATGCTGCCCGTAGCCGCCCATCAGCGCGTAGCGCTTCTCGAAAGCGTAGTAGCTGGCCGGGAACACCTCCGGCGCGAGGAAGCGGTACTGCGACCACAGGTCGCGCGTGTCGTTCTGGATGGGCGTGCCCGTCAGAATCATGCGATACCGCGCACCCGCGCCCAGACGGTGCATGGCCTTCGACTGCTGCGCCGTGTGGCTCTTGATGCGCTGGCTCTCGTCGCAGACAATCAGGTCGGCGGCGTAGGCCTTCAGCTCGTCCTCCAGCCTCCATGTACTCTCGTAGTTGATGACCGCCACCCGCAGTGGGTCGCGCTGACCGGGCATCGCGGGCGCTTCGACGTACCTGAGCGCCGCCAGCCGCTTGTTCTTGTCGCCTTGCAGGACGGCGACGCGGGAGGGAAACGCGCCGAATTTGCGGAACTCGCTCGGCCAGACCGGGCAGACCGACGACGGCGCGACCACCAGCATCCGGCGAATTTTTCCGTCGAGGAACAGCCTCCCGGCAATCATGACCGAGGTCAGGCTCTTGCCTGTGCCCATGTCCATGTACATCGCGCACGCGCCGCCGTCGCTTCCGAACAGCGCCAGCGCAATGTTGAACGCCTTCACCTGATGATTGAAGAGGCTGAATCCCTCTTTTATCGGAATCGGGCGAATGGGTTCTACCTTGTCCGCCGCCTTCTGCGCGTCTACGAAGTGGTGCGCGGCCAGCATCGCCTGTGCGCGCTTCGCCAGCTCGGAGTTGCAGGGGATTTTCTCCCGGCGCAGCTCCTCCACCGAATCGAAGGTCAGCGGCATGACCCACGTCAGCGGCGGCATCCGATTCGTGCGGGATGCACTGCGCAGCCGTTTGATGGTCGGAATCTCGCTCGGCTCGGCGGTCAGGCGAACCGAGCCGCCATCCAGAAATGCCTTGACCATCAGAATCTCCTTCTCTCGCTCGCGTCGCAGCGAATCATCATCGCCGTCATGCCGGGCTTAATCGGCGACGCTCCGTGCTTCCGCGCCCGCTTCATCGCCCGGCGCATGGCGTGGTAGTCGTAGGCGTCAGCAGCCCACCCGCACAGCTGCATCAGGACGGCCAGAATGACCGGGCCGCACAGCACCAACATGAACGCAATCTCGAATGTCATGGGGAAAACTCCTTTCTTTTCAGCTCACAGATTCTCCAAATACCGCGATAGTTTTTTCTCTCAGGCGGCCCATTATGGCGGATACTGCCGACCGCGTGACGCCAAGCGACCGGGCGATTTCCGCCTGCGTTGCGCCATTGGCGTACATCATAGCGACGATTCGCTCACGCGGCGTGGACAGCTCCATCATTCGTCGCAGGATGACGTTTGTGAGGGCTTCCTCCTCCACGTCGGCATCCGCCATCAGCAGGTCGCCGTAGGTTACAATCTCGTGCCCCATTACCACTGGCTTGTCCAGACTGTACACAGTCCCAGCGCGGCACTTGCGCCGCCGATGGCGCAGCTCAGTCAGCAGCATCCATTGACAGTAGTCGTACAGATAGGTGCCCGGTCGGCTGACAGCAGGGTCGTAGCGCTGTGCGCCGTAGACCAGCCCCATGCAGGCGATGGAGAACAGGTCGTCCAATTCCAGTCCGACGGTCTTACCGCTGCGCCGAAAACGCGCAGCCGCGCAACCGGCAAGCCCGATGTTCTGCTCGACCAGCCGTCGCTGGGATTCCGTTAGTGCTTTCGGACGCATTTTCGCCCCTCCTCGTTTCTCCCTTTCCGCGGGAACAGCAGCGGGAGGTCTGTGTAAGGCCGTCCCAGCAGGTCCATGATTTGATAGCACTCCTCCAAGGTCCATTCCGTGTGCGCATTCAGTTTGCGCGATACCGTGTGCGCGCTGATGCGCAGGCGACGCGCCAGAAGCTCCTGTCCGATCTCGTTGGCAAACAATTCAGCTCGGACAGCCTGATAAGGTCTGCTCATATGTACATCTCCTTACGAAGTATAGTATACGATACTTTGACGGCAAAAAAATTACATGAAGAATATCCGGCGCGCAGTCTCCATGTCAAGGTGCAGAAGCTCGATGATCTTCCCGATTTCATGCTGCGTAAACTCAGAGCGGCCGTTCAGTTTGCGGTAAAAAGACGGGTAGCTGATGCCGCAGACCTCGCAAATGGTTTTCACATCGACGCCAGATTCCAGCATCTTGGCTCTCAAGAGGTTCCTGTTCATTGGGTTTTCTCCTTTCACTGCATGAGTAATGTTTACGATACCATTTATAGCACTGACTTCTGGAAATGTCAAGGGGTAAAATATCGTTAATGATACTATTTATCGATTTTACAAAAGAAATGTTGCATATACTATACTTTTGGTGTATGATAGCACTGTAAACGGGAACAAATGCACGTATAAAAGGAGGCTGCAGCATGGGAATCGGAGACATCATTCACGCCCGCCGCAAAGAACTGGGGCTAACCCTCGAACAGGTCGGTGACGTCGTGGGCGTGACGAAGAATACGGTGCGGCAATGGGAGAACGGGAATATCTCCAACATGCGCCGGGACAAAATTGCGAAGCTGGCGGAAGCGCTACGGATCGACCCTATCAACCTGATTGGCGAGGACGGCACCGACGATGTGGAGCGAAATTATCTCCGCATCTGGGGGATGCCGCTGGTGCAGGCTTATCGGGACGCGCCCGAATACATCCAGAAGGCAATCTGTCAGATGCTCCAGATCGAGCCGCTGACGATTCCGATATTACCCAATGAGGAGGCAAAGAAAAATGGCAGCAACGGAAAGAAGAGCCGAAGCGCTGTGGCAGGAAAAGCGCGGCGCATGGGTCATCAAGGTGCAGAAGGACGGGGTGAGGAAAGCATTTCAAAGCTCGACGCCCGGCCGGAAGGGGAAACGGGAGGCGGAGACGAAGGCTGACGAATGGCTGGAATCAGGAAAGTCGGACATGAGCTTCCCGCTCGCGTGGCAGCAATTTCTCGGTTATCAGCTCAATCACAACAGCCGTTCGAGCTACTCCTGCCATGAATCCATCGGGCGAAACTACATCCTGCCCAACATCAAGACAACGACACTCAGCAAAATTCGGCCGCTGCATTGGCAAAGGTGCATTGACATGGCTGTAGACAGAGGGCTCGCTCTTCGCAGCGTCGTCAATGTGCGGAACACGATCTATCTGTTCCTCGCCTATGCGGATAGAATGCGGTGGAGGACAATGCCGCTTTATCGCCGCGATTTGACGCTGGACAAAGCGCCTGAACCGAAGGAGAAACACGTCCTTCAGCCCGATGAACTTCACGCGCTGATGCACTGCGACACGATTTCAAAGCGCGGCAAGGAATGCCCGGTATTCTACATCTACTCGTGGCGTTTCATCGCCCTGACGGGAATGCGTCGCGGCGAAGTCTATGGGCTGCAATGGGACGACCTGAACGGAGACGTCATTTCCATCCAGCGAAGCATTAACAAGATGAACGAGGTCACAAATGGGAAGAACAGGAACGCCCGACGCAAGGTGATGCTTTCCGCGATGGCGATGCAGGTGCTGGAAAAACAGCGGCAGATGCTTGCAGAGAACAAGATTCACAGCAAGTGGATTTTCCCGGATGAGTGGGGCGAACAGAGCGACCCGAACCGCGTCTATGTTCACTGGAAATTTTTCTGCAAGGTGAACAACATCCACAGCACCATCCACGAGATGCGACACACTTACATCAGCATCATGAAGAACGACATGCCGGAACAGATGCTCAAAGACCTTGTGGGGCACGGCGTAAGCATGGACACCTACGGCGTGTATGGGCATATCGTGACCAGCGAACTGGAGCGGTCAAAGGACATCATGGACAGCGCATTTGAAAGAATCCTCGGCAGCAAACCCAACGAATAAGCAACGGACACCATGCACAAATAATCAACCCGTATCGCACAAAATGCACCGCACAAGCCAAGAAGCAAACGCCCGAATGGGTGGGAAAGTGGGTGGCTTGCGATTATTGGGAAAATCAGAGAATGTAAATTCTGGCTGTATGATGATTTGATAATGCAGAATTAAGCGCGTTATCCGCAGTATCAACCGAAATATCAACAGCTTTTGAATATAGAAAATCCGCACTCAGCAGAATTGCGAATGCGGATAGGAGATAAGTCAACAAAAAGACTTTTTTGACAAGCTGGTGGACGGGGGAGCAAGCTCCCCC